TCACAAGATGCCGCAAGAAATGCTATGCTTGAAAACAGAAAGCTTAGAAAAGAATTAGCAGCCTTGAAAAAAAGGTTTGGGGTTAAGTAAAAAAAAAAGATTAAGTTTGTTACAGCGCAACTCGCTATAATAATCTAATCTGTTTTGCGGCCCTTCGGGGCCGTTATTTTTCAATATGGGTGTACTTTTTGATTCAAAAAAATACTCTCCTTTAGTTTATGAGGAGTCGGAAATAGACCTTAAAGAGGGAACTATAGCCTATGACCAATATTGGGATGAACAAGACCATAGATGTATAAACGGGTACAAACCCGTAGGAATGCCAGCCATTACGGGCCGGCATTACTTTTATATGAACATGAATAAAATCATGTTGCTCGATGGTGATGATGAACGTAAATCGCTAAAGAATCCTTTATACCGTTCACTTGACAGAAGACTTTCATACGAAGTAGATAACGCCATTAAAGATAGATATGGCTTGATTATCGGTAAACCTCGTCGTGTAGGTCTTTCTTGGTTCGGGGCAATGCTCATTGTTTACGATATGTTGTTTTACTTACGAAACGAAGTGGGAGTATGTGCCGGTAAGCAAGATAAAGCGGATGATTTCTATGCCAAGGTACTTGCTCTGTTTTCCAATATTAAGAAAGAATACCGTAGCGGTATATTGGTAAAGAACAGCGAAGAGTTTAAAATCGGTTATGATTACACGGAGAACAAACAAAAAATCGAAGATGGTATACTTTCAAGCATGTATATCAAAACGATGTTCTCCGATAGTTCTAGCTTTGAAGGTAAGTCGCTTTCAATGTGCGTATTTGAAGAGGCAGGTCTATTTGAAAATATCATAGCATCATTCAAAGCTACGGAACCATGTTTCAAAGACGGTTCCAAAATGTTCGGTCTACCTCTTGTTTATGGAACAGGTGGTGAAATCGATAAAGGTTCCAAAGGTTACAAGGAAATGTGGGAGAACCACAAAGCCTTTAACCTCAACAAAGTTTTCATTCCTTCCTATGAGTACTATCCTGGGGATGGTATTCCTGACAAACATGGAAACTCAATATCGTTCTTTGATAAACGAACGGGAGATACCGACAAAGAAGCTGCTCTTGCCTATATCATGGCGGAACGTAAACGTGTAGGCGAATCTAGGGATGCCCTTACCAAACATATTCAGTCATACCCGATCAAAGAAAGTGAGATTTTCATAAAGACTAAGGGCGGTATACTAGATAGACGTAAGCTTACAGGCCAAATGATTCAGTTAAATGAAGGCTTGGGCGAGAATAAACGTAAAGAGGGAGTATTACGATGGGTTGATACAGAAAAAGCCGCTAAGTTATTGGTACGTGCCAATAATAGAAAAGAAAGATGCTTGATAAGACTGGAACATGGTTCTACCGTTAAGTTCCAAGAAACGACCAACGATCCATGGTTGACAAAAGTAGCTGACCCGATCAATAAAAGAAATTCAGATTACAAACCGGATATTGCCGGTATAGATTCATATGATGATGAAGTAGTACAGGACGGTAAGCACTCTTTTGGTGCGATGATGGTGTATAGATGTTACGCAGGTGTAAGTACAGAGTACGACTACCCTATAGCCTATATCAAAGAAAGAGGTGACGGTAGTACGGACGATATATTTTACGAGCATTCATTAATGACCGCTATTTACTATAACTGTGAAACGCTTATAGAATATTCCAAGTTCGCTATTATGACTTGGTGGAAAGATGTTGGTGCACACGAATACTTGAAGATAAGACCAGAACTTGAAGATGTAATAGGGCCTTCTAAAGCTAGAAACGAGTACGGTCAACGTATGAACGCACGTGAAAAAGCTTTAGGTACCAAGCTTCTTAAATCCGAAGTGAACGAAAACGTTCACAAGATATTGTTTAATGAGATTATCGTAGACCTTATGGACTATGGAGATACGAACACGGATTTAGCTATGGCTTACGTGATGTGTCTAATCTTCAGATTGGAAATGTTCCCAGAGATTACGGAAGACTTAGAATCCGATGATGAATTCTTTGAAGAAGACGATCTTCTGACAATGAGTTATTACGATATCGAAAACGGTCATTTGGTAATCAAAAGCTATGGCGACGATAGGTACGATTATCGAGACGATACCGAAATAGAACTCTATAATCCTAAAATCGACGGTCCTCGGCGACAAAAAGTAACTGTTAAAAAACCTGTTCCTCAAAAAGAAGAATCCCGTAATAGCTTGCTTAACGAGATATCCAACAAGTACGGAAACGATGCTATGGCTTTTATTTATGATGATTACATTAAAAAAAATTAACTTTAAAGCAATAAATTTGTTTCCATGATATCAGCAAATAACACATTTTACTTTCCTGACCAGACAATTCCTGAAACAAAAAAGACCAAAGAGTGGCATGTAAACCATGCTATTGGTTATGTTATTTCGGACAGGAATTCTTTTGATCAGAATGGAAATGATTCCATGTCAAAAATACTAAGGGCTTATTTGTGTATACAAAGTCCTGAAGAAAAGGAAAAAATAAAATGTGTTACAGAGCCTCATAAAAATCCATTAGGAGTAGAGTATCAAGTTTACAACCTCATAGAGCAAAAAATAGAGCAGTTGGTTGGCGACTATCTGTACAGACCAAGCATTAGAAAAAGTTATTTAATGAACAAAAAGGCACAGTCCAGAAAACTTGATGCCAAAATAGATATGCTTAGCGAGCAGATGTTCAGAGAATCTGCAGAAAGGTTCAAGCAAGAAACAGGAATGGATATTAAAACTCCAAATCCTGAAATGGAAATACCCGAAGATGTAGAAGATTTCTTTTCTACCGGTGGATATAAGGATGCTGCAGAAGAAGTTGCCGATGATTTAATAGAAAAATTTTTAGATGTTGATAGACAACAAGAAAAATTAAAAGACTTCTTGGTTGATTATTTCCTTTATGATAGAACCTGTGGAACCATTGAGGTAGAAAACGGAAAAGTTGTTTGGAAAAAAGACGACGCTTTTCTTACCGATTACGATAGGAACCCAGAAAAGAACATCCAAGATGATCCAGAGTGGTACATCAAAGGAAAGTTCATGACCGAGAACGATATTTATAATTCCTTCAAGCTTACCAAGGATGAAAAATCGGCTATCAAAAAAGAATTTACCGCATTAAGCAATTACAGCAAAGACGGTAACGGTATGTCAAGTGCTGGAAAGGATATGGCTATTGGTAGTGGTTATGGTAACCAAAAATGGTACGTAAAGGAAAACAATACTTTTAGAATATTCGTAGTGGATATGTCTTGGAAATCCACAAAGCTTGTTCGCGCAAAAGAATGGGTGAACAAAGAAGGTATAGAAGTGAAAACCTTAATAAACCATAAGGCTAGAATAAAATCAAGTGAAAAGGAAATCATAGAACATTTAGAAGTTCCAAGACACGTAGTTCTGGCAGGTCCTAATGTTTGTTTATCCTGGGGAGTTGAAGAAAGCAGAATGTATTCTATAAGCAATCCGTTAAAGTGTAGACTTAACAGGGTTGCCATTGACAGACAGAATACCGTTGGTATAAATACTAGCCGTTCCATAGGTCAGAAATTATACGAAATGCAAAATTGGTGTAGTGAAATCTTATTTGAAATAAGATTCGCTATGCGTAGAAACAAAGGAAAAGCTTTTGTTTACGATACAGCCCAAACACCTAAAGCTTATTTAAAAGGAGCGGGCAATCCACTTGATAGGGTATTGCACCATATCGGAAAAGATCAAATAATTTTCATAAATTCAAAGGAACGAAAAAACAATTATTCCTTTAACCAGTTCACAACGGTAGATTTATCTATGAACAACCATATCCAAAGCCTTATAGAAGGATTGACAATGGTTGAGGAATTAGCGGATAAAATGATTGGTTTTACTCCTGGCCGACAAGGAAACGCTGGGGAATATACCAACTCTAGCAATGTAGACAGTCAAAGGAGAGCTTCATTTTCAAGAACAGAAATATACTATAGACCTTTTGATGATTTTGTCAAAAGTATGTTGGAGATAGTATTAATGAAATGCAAGGAAGCTTATAAAGAAAACGAGGTAATACAATATATTTTAGGTGATTTAAAAACCAAGTTTTTACAAATAAAAAAGCCTTTCTTTGATTCGGATATAGGTTTGTTTTTTGGCGACCCGTCAAAAGATATGCGTAAGAAAGAAATTATAGATAGTATTGCCACTCAATCATTAGGTAATGCGCAAACACCGGATATGATATCGGCGCTTATCGATGTTCTTTTTGAGGACACGGCTGTTGAAGCTAGAAAAAAACTTCAAGCTACCGTTGATACTATGAAGGAAATGGCCGACCAAAGAGAACAAGCTGCAAACGAAGCTCAACAAATGGCCGTTCAACAAAAAGAAGCCGATGATCAAAGAAAAGATGAAACTATTAAACGAGGCCAGGACAAGGATATTGTTGTAGCCGATATATATGCTGATAACAAGGCAGAAACAGAAGCAATGAAGCTTAATTCAAATGAAAGAATTAAATTAGCGGAACAGAATATTAAAAAAACAGATTAGATTATGGGAGTAAAAGACATTTTTGATACAGAACCGAAAGACACGGACCAAGATTTAGGTAACGATTTTATAGATTTAGACGACCCAAATGGAAACGGTGATTTTTCGGAACAAGAAAACAACGTAGCCAATGCCGGTGTAGACATGGAAGAAGGAACAATAGATCATAATACAGAACCAGATACCGATTATTCGGGTTACGCTGGATTCAATGATTTAGATGTTATGGAAGAAGATATTACCGATACGGATGATTTTCTTACCGGTGATGAAGTTTTTCAACAACAAAATACTACAACCTCTAACGAACCAGAAGGAAAAGAAGATGGTGGTAGTCAAAATAATCAAGAAAACGATTTTCTTGACAGTATAAACAAAAAGTATAATACCTCTTTCAAAACTGAAAAAGAATTTAATGACTTTTTGAAAAAGACGAACGAAAGTGAGTCGCAACAAGAACAAAGTGTTGTTTCTGCCAAAGAGCAAGAACAGTACGAGATTAACAAAGGAAATATTTCTTATTTGGATAGCATCCTCAAAATGGATGATGCGGATTTAGTTAAGGAGCATGAAATTATCAAGTTCCACCAAAAAAACAAATCAAAGCCAACAGAAGAAGATCTTTCCGAAATAGACGAAAAAATAGAGCGCATGGAGCTTAGCGCTACATTAGGTCTAAACGCTGATAATATCAGACTTAAGTTTGATCAGCAAAAAACAAATTTTGAGAATTTCAATAATGGAATAGACTCAAAACTTACACAAGCTCAACAAGCTAAACAAAAACAAAATCAACAAAAGTTATTGGAAAACTACAGGGATATTTTCGTGAGCAACGAAGGCGTATTCATGGGGGTACCAATTTCTAAAGAAGACCTGCAAGCTTCTTATAATGACGCCAAATCTGGCGATTTTGTCAAACGAATGATGGATAATCCAAAATTATTAGCTAGTCTGTCGTTGATTGAACGTAAAATGAAAGAAATTCAAAAAGTTACGTCACAACCAGGCTACAGCGATGGTATAGATGCTATTCTCAATAATAATACAAATGGGAAGAGAATGGGCTCCAACGCTAGGCAATCCCAAGCCTCTAGCTCAAATAAGGCAAAATCAAGAGATGAGAAGTTCTTGATGTAGGTAGAACATAGTTCCCGAAAAAGAATAATGAAGGAGATAGTAATGACGAGTATTAACTTTAAATTTTAAACAAGTGGGAATTTTATTAAGAGATGCAGCGGAAAATTTTAATCCGCAAATCCATACGGAGGAAAACTCCTTAGCCGTTCTAATGAACAAAAACATGGCTGTACAGGCCAAGAGTATTGAACTTTATCAGCGCTTTTCAAGAGTATCGTCTTTCTGTGCGTTATCAGGACGTGTAAACAAAGGTGTTAAAGCTGGTAAAATTAAAAGAGTAGCTGAAAGTATTCACGATAATGCTTTCCGTGTAATGTACAAGGGAGCCCTTGTGTTACCGGCTTACTCTTACGGTGCGGTACAATTAGGTACTGTATTTTCACCAGGAGTTGTTTCTCCTGATATGTCAGGTGTTGCCGGTGTAACTTACACCAATGGTAAAAATGACTCGAACATCGCCACAGATACGATTGGTTCAGTAGCTATCAAGCACGATCCAGCGAACAATATCTTTGGTGACAAGTTCAATCCTAATGATTCATTTGTCTTGGGCGCAGGCTTAGGTCTTTTGTGTATCATTTTGGACAACCCTAGATTATCTTCTGATAAGACTCATTATGTATTGAACTTCAAAACAGTTGGTCCAGCTACCGATTTCGATGAAGCTCACTTCGATGAAGATGAAGTTCTTACCGAGGCAGGTTCTTACTTTGGACAAGGTTCATTGAGAGGTTACCAAAGAAGTACTAAAAACCGTTGGAGAATCAACTACATGTCTATTAAGCGTTACACGCTTGTAATGACTGGTTCTGCAAGACAACAAAAAGTTGCTTGGGTTAAAAACTCAGAAAGTGGCGATAAGCGTTGGGATTTTGAAAAAGTACTTGATGCGGAACAATTTTTCATGATGCAGGATGAATTATCTATGCGTTATAGTAAAATCTCCATGAATTCAGATGATCACTCTTGGTACGAAAACTACGGAGAGAATGATTTAAAAATCAACGGATTCAAAGTAGAAAGTGGTCTTACGGCTCCAATGTCAGGTGAAGGCTGGATTCAGCAATTGAAAAACAACGCTGAATTTGCATACAACCCTAACGAGGGTATGGAGTATTCTTTAATGGAAGCGATGATGATGTCATTATCAAACCGTTCTCCTATCGGTACTTCTGGAAACACTTTTGTTTTCTTAGTAGATAAGATTGGCAGAAACGCAGTTGATAAAGGGCTTAAAAAGCTTATCGGTTTCACAAACCATACAGATACCGCTAACAACGTAGGTTCTAAAGAAGTTATGAATATCAGCACAGGTTCTAATGTTTCATTAGGATTCGAGGTTGATACATACATGCACTTAGGAAACAAAGTTGTTGTTATCGAAGATGAACTTTTAGGAAACCCTGGTCTGTTCAATACAAACGCTGGTGTAACCGGTTCTGGTATCATTTTCTGTATCAATGTATCACCTGTTCAAGGTATCTCTAACTTTGAAGTAATTGTAAGATCAGGTAGAGAGTTGAAAAAGAAATATATCGATGGTATTCATAGTTTCGATTCTGCAGCCGATGCTAGTACAAAAGCATCTTCTGGTTTCGACGGGTACCGTATCGATTGGTTGAGAGAATCAATGCCGGTTCTTTACGATAACAGATGTTCTGGTATCGTTAATCCAACAGCTAAATTTAACGGTGGTGCCTTAGCAGGTTCAGGTTTCTTGACCGCGAACACTAAAGCTACATCATACATTTTTTAATTATTACATTAAAGGGAGCTTCGGCTCCCTTTATTTAAACAGATTATTATTATTATTATGGAAAAAAGCGAACAAATTGTAGCTAACGAAATTGAAAAAAAATTAAGTTTTTTTGATGGCGACAAAAATCAAGGTAGATGGAAACTAGAGCATATTATTGCTGAGGACCAAATACATAAATTCAGTTTAACTACGTTACCTGCTTATCAGCATCCGGTAACAGGACAGACCTATGTTCCTAGTGAAAACGGAAGACCATTATCACATTTAGTAGTTGATAAGATTATTCTTATTTTCGACCCTTCTCGAAATGCAGATCAAAAAAGAATTATTGATTGGTTGATACTTCATCCAGAAGTAAAAGTTGATGGATTGGAGTTGAGTGAACAACAAAAGAACAACAAGGTCAAAGCTAGATTTAAGTTAGTAAACTTGGATATGCAAGACCTTACCGAAATGGACGAAAACAATATCATTGATGAAATGGTAGGTCGTTTATCATTTGCGGGAGGACCTAATTCAGTAGGTATTACAAAATTAAGATATGCTGCCGCAGCTGTTGGAGTTTCTTACAAGGATAAAAGACACGCCAATAATCCGGACGCAGAAAAGAAACACCTTAGAAACAAACTTAAAAAGTATGTTAGAAGAGGTAGAAAACAAGCTGAAGAGTTTCAGACTATAATCAACAACGTAGAGAACGCATCAAGAATGTTCGCTATCAAAGTATTATTGGACAAGAAAGAAATATCTTTTGAGTACGGTATTTACAAGTATAACGGTCACTTGTTGGGTAGTAGTTTAGAATCTGCAGTAGGAGCTTTGGAAGTAAGTCCAGACCTTCATGCTGAAATGTTGGATAAAGCTAAAACTTATTTAAGAGAAGACAATTTCAAAATATAAGGAAACATGGACTATACCCTTGATGAAACATACGAGTATATTTTAGATAGAGCGGACAAAAAAGGATCTGACATGTTTCAGTTGCCTTATGTTTTGAACGTGTTTCAGACTCAGACGTATGATTTTATCGATGAACAACTTCCATATTTGGAAAGTAATCAGAGAAATACCCAAGATTTACAGCAGGTTATGTTGACAAAAAAAATTAACGTTGTCAATGATCCACAAGATAATTTTAAAACCAACGCTGCTCTTCCTGAAGACTTATACCATTTATCAAGGGTAAATCCAATTTTCAAAGGTGGTGTAACCAGTAGAAGGCCTAAGCTTATCAGACATGGTAATTATGACGGTATGAGAACAGACCCTCATAACAAGCCTACTGCTGAATATCCATTGATAACACAGTACAATAACTATATAAATATTGATAGTGGGTTTAATGAAAAGCCCATATCGACACACATAACATACTTGACAAAGCCTATTTTCGCTAAAGAAAATGAACTTCAAGAAAGAATCGTAAATCTTCCAAATGGTGTAATAGAAGCTATTATTCAGAAATGTGTAAAAGAACTCGTATCAAGTAAGGGCGATCAACGTACACAAGCAGAATTTGCTAAAGAAGCCGGAGCTAGAACCAAAAGACAATGAGAACAGAAGAACAAATAGTTTATGATGTAATGAACATTGCATCCGGTGGTAGGGTTTCTGCAGACGATGTAATCAGCGAAAGGTTGGTTCGTAGTTTCCTTAGAAAATACCGAGCGTCAAAAATGGCACCTTTTTTCAATAAAGGAGCTAGGCTAAGTGATTACATATTTCAATCGTTGGGCGATCTGGAATTTAAACAGACAAGTGAATTTGAGTATTCCGTAACATTACCGGCACTTATAAATTTTGAAGAAAATTTTTCGGTAAAGATTACAAAATCGAGAATGAACATTCCTTTATTGGGAGAAGAAGAATATGAATTGGCATTAAGCAATCCTATCAATAAAACATTTCCAAAGGCAAAGCTTGAAGAAACATTATTGACGTTGTTCATAGGGAAAGCTGATAGTTGTAATTATTTAGAAAGTTCCTTAAAAGAAAATGTCGTTTCTACTTTCAATGAAGAAGCATCCGTTTTAGATGATGAACCAAGAGTGTTCGCAAATGTTAAGGCAGTACTTTACGATCCAGACCAAGGACTTAATTACAATTGGACAAAAACACCATATCCATGTCCTTCCGAAATTATAGAACAAATAGAAACATCTACACTTGCAAGGGATTTTGATTTAATGATAAGGACCCGATTTGACCAAGCCGATAACAAAAGTCAAATAGATAATGTCGGCGAATAAAATACATATAGATTATGAAACTCTTCTTTTAAAAAACAAAGAAGAGTTTTTTGTATCTGAAATATATGTAGATGATCCTGGTAACAATAATAGAAGAAAGCTTACTTCAAAAGAAAAGAAGTTAATTGTAGACCAATTTTTTTCAAGGTTTTTTATTCAGTTTTTTAATAAGAAATATCCAGAAACGAAAAACTTTATTTTTGGTACCTTAAAATTGCTTCAAAAAGACGGGAAGCCTTTTATTTATTGGAACGATAGCCAATTAGAAGAAAAGTTCAAAGGATTAAATATAGATTTTGAAAATGTCGAGTCGAATATAATTTTTAACTTGATCAATAATTATGAGAAAATGTATGATGTATCAATGTTAGACGATTATAATTTTTTCAAAAACAAACTTTAATGATAAGCGCTGCATTACCACATACAGAACTTCTTGAATCTATAAAAATAGAAACCGGATATACCAATATCCGAAACCTAGAGAACAAGTTAAAAATATTGGCTACGGATGCCGAAAAAAAACTTGGTTACAATAGTGTAATGGTAACCAAGAAAATCAGCTACAATAACGATGGTCTTAACTTTGATGGAAAAAGCATTTGGTTACCTACAGATTGTTGGGAATTTACGGCACTGTACGACGATGGCGTAGAAATCGATTTAAAGAGCTTTTATGTAAGAGGCAACTTTATATACTTCGTAAAAGGAAAAGAGCCTAAATCCCCTACCCTAGTATACGAAGCGTTGACGTTCGACGGTCATGGATGGCCTTTAATGTCAAGAAACCACAAAGACGCCATAACAGCTTATATCGTATGGAAGCTTTATGTACCTAAAGCCTTTCAATCGGGCAATCGTTCCGAAAGATTATTGGCAAAGGATTATGAGCAAGACTGGAACGATGAAAGGGATGCCGCAATAGGTAATGATGTAATGCCGGGCAGTCAGCAAGAGTGGAACCAAGTTATGAGTACCTGGTCTAAAAATATGTTGGAACTATCCAATAGTAGCGATTGTATTTTGAAAGAATGTGCATATGCCTTGGAGGCAAAAGAAGAATGTGTTTTAAGAGAAGTAGAGAAAACTATGAATGTATATACATGGCAATTACCAGACACCGTTACCGATATAGCTATTGCTCCGACAATAGACCTTAGCTATCTTTCCGATAACGCGACAAAATACCCTTTAGCAGACTTTCTGGAAGGAAGAACAGTAGCTTATAATACCATAGGTAGAATAGCATTTGCAATCGAAGGTATTTCAGAAAACGAATATGAGATATTCGATACGTTGAACGATTCTGTAGATGAAGTCGTATTTAATAAATACTACAATGAAAGCTTGAAGCTTCATATTTATATATCTAAGGAATTTTATTCTATTTCAAATATATTTTTTAAAGTAAAAAAGAGATAAATGAGCCAGATATACGAATCTTTAGCCAAAGGTTTTTATTTACAGGGAATGTTGCCTTTAGATGCTAAAGGTGTTTTTTCAAATTTGACATTTTTAAAAGATTTAGGAACCGATAATTCAAAAGCCTTTACTTATTACGAGTACATGAAAGTACTTTGTCAAGAAGACGGTAATTACTATATATGGAAAGAAGTTTCTGAAAATAGTGATATAGGTGTTTTAGATGAAAACTTTCAATATCCTGAAAATGTAATTTCCGATTACATAGATTATTCTAATAGATATTTCAATTTTGTACTTGAAGAAAAGTCTCAAAGTTCATCTGCTATAGCAAAGCCCTACTTAATAATGAAAGATTGGCCGAACAATACAGGTGATTATTTAGAGATAAACGATGTTGTAAGAGGTCATTTTGCAACAGACAAACTTATGGAAGCAAGATACAAAGGCGGTTCCATAATAGACATTAACAGCTGGGCAATAATAGAAGCCTATAACCCTAAACTATATTCATAATGAAAAAGATACTTTTACTTTTAAGTATTTTCTGCGGAGCGTTGTTATACGCCCAAGAACCAGTACAAGAGCTAAACTCTAGGCTAAAATTAAAATACTATCCAGAAATGATTTCTGCAGACAGTGTTTTAGTAACCAATGGAACAAAGGAAATTGGATTTGTCTCTAAGAGCGCTTTAGAACAGACTTTATCTTTAGTTGGTACGCAAATAACCATTAGCGGTCAAAACACCATAGATTTAGCTCCTTTAGTCGGAGATAGCGCATTATGGGGAAGTATTACCGGACTACTTTCAGATCAAACGGATTTACAAAATGCTTTGAATGCCAAACAGGAAACCTTGATAAGCGGTTCCAATATAAGAACTATCAATGGTCTTGATGTAATGGGTTCAGGTAATCTTGTTATTTCGGCACAAGGGGGTGAAGCGAACGACCTTACCCAAAGTGTTACGTGGACCGAGGTTCCAATTGAATATATACCCGAGGACGAGATTACCATTACTGAAAGCCAAATAAGCGATTTACAGCATACGGTAGATAATAATACCACCTACACAGCAGGCGACGGATTAACCTTAACGGATACTGATTTTGGGATAGCTGACGCAGGTGTCACTAATCTTAAATTGCAAAATGGTTCTGTCACCAATGATAAGATAGCTTTTTTTACAATAAACCCTACTAGGTTAAATGTTAACGTTAATCAGAATCCTGTGCCCGCGGATATGGTTCCTGTTACGCTTGCTGCTGATGAGTTTACGTTTAAACCTTATATAACAAGTCCATTTAGTAGTATTATAACCGGTTACAGATTTGCACCTAATCTCCTGTATTTTGATCAAATACATATAAAGAACAAAACGCAAGGTAATAGTGTGGCTACTTCTAGTATTGCGCTAAGCAGCGTGGAAGATCCTGATAATTCAGGTGATTATTACGGTTATATTGGTTTAGCGAAACCTAGTACTGGTGCAGGCGATAGAATTACTGGCGTACCCAGTAGTTATTCAGTTTTAGGTACTACCAATAATGTAAAGATTGGTCAAGCTACGCCTACAGCTCCTGTGGAAAAACTTTTCGTAGAGGGTAATGTTAATATAACAGGAGATTATTTGATCAATGGAACCCCAATAGGTTCAGGTGGTGGCACGGACGACCAAACATTACCGGAAGTATTAACAGAAGGCAATGATGCCGGTGGGGAAGATGTATTGAATGTCGGAATATTAAATTTGTCAGATAAAAATTCTGATACTGGAACATGGGATATTACAGAGCAAACAAGTAGTACTTATTCGGGTGATTTAGCATTTAGGAATAGTTCTGCTGGTTCATCTATTAATAGGGCTTTTATTCCACATGATGGAATTATTGAGTTTTCAGCACATTTAACAACTAAATTTTATGTTGATAATGCTATTAGTAATAGCGGTGGAGGTTCCGATAGTGGTCAGGGTAAACAAAGTTTAGAAAGTGGTACTACTGGTTCATTAGTAACTTATAATAATAATAATGTAACAGTAGATGGGACTGAAAGAGCTAAAGGTGTAATTAATGAAATATTTGCACAAGATACTATTTCTCTATCCGGAGTAACACTTAAAAACTTTTGGATTCCTATTCAAAATTACACGGATTCATTAAGACTTATTAGAAATGCTGATGAATGGTTTGATGTAAAAGATAGTGTTTTAAAGTCAACAGATTTTTTGAAAACCGGACAAAAAGAAATGATATTAGCTCGTTATAGAAAGGATAGCGCTAACATTAAACTATGGGAAATTAAAGTACCTTCTTATGTTCTTGCTGATACTACTTCAGCTTACGTAAATCCTAATCCTGAATTATTTGATTTAACTTATGCCTCTACAATTGGCTCTGGTTCTAATAATGTTAGAACGCCTTCAAGTGGTCTTCAAAAAATTGCAGAATCTACAGGTGCTACGTTTGACGTAGTGTTTGATGACACTGTGCCTACGGGTGATGATTATGTAATAGAAGTTACAGCTAATAACACTGGCTCAAACGAAAGAGCGCGTCACTTTCTTAGTCCTGTTACTGTAGGTGAAGTTTATGAGTACAAAATTTGGATGAAAGTTACGGAGAATCCCGGTAATGGTAGATTAATTAGATATGATGGCGTAGACGTCGAAAACATAGTGTATGGCGCAACTAACACAGATTGGCAATTATTTGAAGGCGAATTTACTGCACAGGCTACAGAAGTGCAATTGAATTATGGTTTTGTAGCTAATGAAGCAACTGCATCTAAAATTAGAGTAAAAGCTTCGATGAAACTTAAAGATGATTAAGATGAAAAAACTATTATTAGTATTTGCTTTTTGTTTTGCAGGTTTAGTTAACGCACAAACACCTGATTATACTGAACTATTTGAAGAACGTTGGGTTTCATATGACTCTGTAACAGCTTATGGAGACGCTAGTCAAGGACCAGTAAATAATAGATTTTCACAAGATATTTATTATTGGGGCTGGTATGTTAAAGGTCTTTATAAAATGTGGGTTGTTACTGGTGAAGAAAGATGGCTTAATAACATCTTGGAAATGGCTCATATAATGATGAATAAATCCGTTTTAATGAGTACAGGTGAACATTACAATTGGCCGGGTTATAGAAGTCCTAATGATTATCCTGATGGAGTTCCTTTATGGGTTTCTTATAGTTGGAGAGAAATCACCAATGTTTTAAGGGTTATGTATGAAAGTCCTGTTTTAAGAAGTACAGCACATGGACAATCAGGTTGGGCAGGAACTACATACCAAGATGAATATAATTATATTTTAGCTTGGACAGAAAATAATGTATGGGATTATTTTTACAGTCAAAGCATAAATAACATCTACAGGGTTTTTACTCACATGACTAGTCATTGGGCATTGATAGCAATGAATTTACATATAATGACTGATAAAACTATATATAAAACTGTATATGACAATATAGTAACCGACGGGTTTCCTAGTAATTCCAAATACCCAGGTGCAAGGTTTTCTGATCAATTCTTTTTTGTGGATTCTGAAAACCAATCGTGGTATTGGGACTGGGATCAAAATACTGTACAAGACACTGACCATTCTAGTGATGTAGTAGAATTTTATGTAGAAAGTTATGAGAACGGTTATGGTATTTGGGATAAATCCGATTTAGTTTCTTTTAGTAATACCTATAACAACTTACAATGGTTTAATAACAACATTCCTATTGAAGGTAGATTTATGATTGACGGATCGTACAGCTCAAAAGAAAGTGGAGTAGATCCTAAAGTAGCGGGTTATAAGTCTTACGGTTGGTATATGACCGCAGCGCACAATCCAGAACTTATGAGTAGACTAGAAAGCGTAGTTACTGTTAACAATTCTTGGTTTTCTATTAGAACTACTATGCTAGGTTCTTTAGCTTGGGCACAGAATTATGGTAGCCATGTATACCCAGAGAGTAATGGCACAGCACCAGACCCCGTTGAGCCAACAAACCCTAATGTACCGAAGGGCGATAAAATAAGGAGAGAGATAGAGTATATTTTGTTATCATATTAAAATGACAACGGCACTATTCACATACTATGTATTATTTCTGATATGTATGCGGATCAAGCCTTATATAAAGTGGTAGTTATGGGAGATTTATTAATGGTATGGGCTTTAGGTTTGTTCGGCATCGCTTTATGATCTGTTAATTTACAAAAAGAATAAGGATAATTTTAAATAGAAGATAATGCAAGAAACAGAAATCTTATCGGAAACAGTTGAACAGTACAAGTACTTGTTACAAGACCCAGAAACCTATATCGACTTCGGTATTAACGTAGGATTTTCGTTTCTTGCCCTTTTACTGTATATTGTAATAAAAGTATGGGTTATCAGATCACAATTAAACACTTGGACGTTTATAAAGGATAATTCTCCATTTTGGATATGGCATACTGCTGCTACCGTAATACTTTCTGCAGTAACTATTTTAGTTCCTACGGGTATTACGGATACTTTGTTAGATTTTGGTATAGCGGTAAAAGAAGAAGCTTCTTTCTTTACTATCGGCTATTCATTGGCAAGTATGGCATACGGACCTAAAAAACGTGAAATGCTCGACCAGCTTAAACAAGCTAGAGATAAAAAAATCACACAGGATTTTATAAAAAAAACTGGTGTAGACCCTAACAAACCTTTAATTTAAAAACTATGTTAGCTACCATAATTTTTATAGTAATGATCTTTCTCGATTTTATATCGATCTTAGTAAGCGATTAAAACAAATTCCCCCGAACGAATGATAACTGTTTTGCTTCTAAGATTTTTGAAGTTTAAAAGGTATGTAATTTCAAAAGTCAACAGAGCAGTTGTCTTTTTACATCTTAAGCGATTTTTTGTATGGATAAAGAAACATCAAAAAATGACCGCATGGGGAACTGGTGTAATTGCACTGTTCAATTTACATATAGTCCGTTATGAAAACGAAGAGTTAAAAAATAAGGTTACCGAACAGGAAACTGAAATAGTCGTTTTAAAAGAAGCTATGAACAGTACTACTACGACCATGAACAACTTAGATGTTCCTTGGTATCGTAAGATGAAAATGAAAGACAGGTGGGTATTCCGGATAAACGGAATGAACAAAGGATATGAAATCTATTACAATTGTGATAGGTTTTCTTTATTAGGTAAAAGCAATGAGGAAATTGCACCAGGAGCTATAGGTAAAGGTTGGACAACGACGGATAGTTTGGTTCTGGCGAGGTGGGCACCCGTGGACACATTGGAATTTTCTAAAATAAACGATTCGGTGACCATTCCGGTATATAGCCATAAGTTCCCTGGTCTTGATGGATTGGATTCTTTAGTGTACGGGATATCGATACCTATAATTAATTTTAAAATGGTAATGGATCAAGATGGAGTGATACAGAGTATAGAAGTATATGAAGACACCGAGAAAATATTGGATATAGAGAAAGACTCTTTGCGCTCAATTAATTAATATCATTAACTTTATTCATTAATAACTAAACATTTAGAAATGGACAAATTAAAATTACTTTGGAAAAAAGCAGGATTCGCCAACATTGGATTAGCATTATTATTATTTGTGCCTTTATTAGGTATGGCGCAAGAAGAAACCATTGAATTCAGTAGTGCCGCATCGGTATTAACATGGCTTATGCCGCTTATTACCTTAGGGGTTACGTGGCTTGTAAAAAAGATATTACCTTTCGTAACTGGAACGGTAACATTGATAGCAGTTCCTTTGATCACTACAGGATTAGCTTACTTAGGTACTATTGCAAGTGATAGTAATTTTATTGTATTATTCTTAGGCGGTCTAGGTTCGGTATTTCTGAATCAGTTGTATAGAGAAATAACTAAAACTAACACTACATTGTAATGTATCCTATTCGTGATATAAAAAATTATGATATTAGAGGTGACGGTCTTCCTTCTAAAGTGGAGACCGTTGCTTATGTTGCTCATATGGCTCCGTTAGTAGATGCAGAAAACTACATCAATGAAAAATATAATTGTGACATCAAACTCTACGTATCCCTTAAAAGCTCTTACAGAAATACTGCTTGGGAAAAATCAAAAGGTCGTAGCGGTTATTCAGAACATACCTATAATTTTTTGGGTGCTTGTGATATTACTTGTGATAACTTTAAAGAGAATCAAGGAATATTACTTGAAGCTTTAATTGCTGTTACTAGGTACACACGTTTAGCGATTTATAACGGGTTTATACACGGGGATTATAAAAACGCTCAGAACGATGCCTTTGTTTATAATTCGGCATGGGTAAGACAATACCCAATTAAAAGAGCAGCTTAATGAAAAAAATATTTATTATTCTAGTTTTTTTGTTTTTTGGTTGCAACCCTTTAAAAGACGTAACCAAGGTAAATCTGGAAGAGGAATTCGAAGTAAACGAAAGTTTTTACGAAAGAATAACAAGGCCAGGTGATCAGATAGTGATACTGCCAGCTCCAAAGGAACCCATACATAGAGATACCACCATAATCTATAAAGGAACCAATGGAGCAACGGCAACCCGCGTATACGATAGCGAGGGTAGGGTAGCTTCAGAAACTATACTATGCCCACAGACGGAAGAAGAACGGTTAGCGGAACTACAGGCTAAGTACAAAATGGAAATGTCCTTTAAGGAAGCTGAAATAGATTTAGAGAAAGTGAAGATACTTTCAAAATATGGTTTTTACTCCGTATGTGCATTGGGCTTTTTCGGTGCTATTGCCTTTATAGGAAAGGCTTTTGTGACAAGAAGCTAAAACGCTCTGATTGTTCATCTTCATTTAATCTTTATATTTGAAAAAAGATTAAACCATGAGCGATAGTGTTTCCGATATCTCAAAATCCCTAAGAGTCGCATCGATGTTTCCTTTAGATGCTAAGTCCTTGTTTGAAACCTTGGACGAAATGAAAGACCTTGGAGAAGCCAATTCAAAAGCTTTTACTTATTACGAGGGAATGATTTCCTATTGTGTGGAAACCAACGAAACATATAGATGGGAAGAAGTAACTTTTGGTTCAAATGGTTTAATAACACCAAGCTTTGTATATCCGCCCAATACAATAGTAAAGGGAAAAGACTATAGTGAAAGGATATTCAATTTTGTTCTTGACAGTTCTCAAAGCTCTGGCATAGTAAAATCCTTATTCTACACAGAACCATCCGTAAACATCGAAATAAAAGAAGAAACCAATCCTACACAGGCAATGTACTTTGGTACGCTGAATATAGGAACCGGTGTTCAAAACGTAGCATTGGTATCTAATAATTTTGTTTCACAGTCCGGTTTTCAAATGTTGGCAAATGAAAACGTAGGCGCTGAAATAAAAATGGTCAACGGAACCAACAATACTTATTTAGGTCATTTTACTATTACCGAGAATACTTATGGAAATTATAGAATTCTCGATATTATAGAAAAAAGCGATTGGGATTTACTTACCGATTACAATATTCAAAAAGTATTCGTTCATGTTGTAAAACCTTCTCCGTACAATGTTGAAATATTAGGTACCAATTTAGTATTTACAAAAGGTAACCAACTTATTTACAATACAGATTTAGATAATATTTTTGGAGGTAATGTAGCTACTATTGCGGATATAACATTAGATGAAGAAACAGGAATCGTTACATTTTTGTTTACCGATAATTCTACTATTACAGAAGATTTTTCAGGAATACTGAATGCTGATGGTCAATTGAGCAAAGAAAGCTTCAAGCCTGTTCAGAGTTCGGACATATATGAAAATTTGTTCGTTTCAAAATCTATTAACGGTTTTATGGAAAAAGGATTCTATACTGCCGATCTTACTACAAATTATAATTCTACAAGTTTTCCAGGGTTTCCTTATCCTGCAGGAATAGATTTTGTAATGTGTAAATATGAATCAAGAATCTATTTGCTTGTCAAAAAAGATATATCCGTAGGTAAAAGAATTTTCAATAAGCCTAACGATGTTCTTGGATTGTCTTTTTTTAAGTACAAGGATAATACTACAAAGTCAATGCAAAAATTGGCTTATATAAAAATACTTTCCAGAAAAATAGCTCTTCAAAACCTTAACTCTAATTATTGGGCTTTTAGATTGTGGAGTAATGCTGGAACCAATTTTCCTTTAGCAACTCCTACTATTGCTTTTAATGAATATTACTACTACGAAGGTGTCAATGAAAAAGAAGCCTATTGTATGGTGACCAAAATATATGAGGAAGTACTTTCTTTAAAGAAAACGGTTACATTGCCGTATACTATTAAAGAAGAGGATAACGGTCTTATTTTGCACATAGAAAGCAATGGTAACAATAACCTTATAGTTCCATTATTGCCTATAGGTTTTGAATGTGGCCTTGTACAAAGTGCGTCCGATGTAAATGAAATAACTATAATCGCTTCTTCTAGTGGTGTAACCATTAGAAAACCGGCAGACAAATCAACTAAGCTATTAGGTCAATATTACTCAGCTTATTTAATGTGTAACAATGAATTTACCAATTCTACTTCTGTAGTCAACGCAAGTCTTACTAATGAATATTTATTGTCAGGCGACCTAAAAGATTTATAATGAAAAATTTTTTAAAAAATATTCTTAGAAAATCTACTGTTATTGTTTCAGATGGCGGTACAGGTGGAAACGGTGAAGTAAAGTTCAAAGTTTCCAATCCTACTGTTACCTCAAATGCATGCGAGAGTGTTTTCCAAGGAATTATTATTATACCCGATGGATATACCGGAGATGCTTTTGGTGAAATGATAGCTGGAAATGCAGGAGGAAACAATCCCGCACCGAATGGTGTTTCTATGTTCATAGGTTCAAAAAACTTTTCTGCAGGTACGACACCTTACACGGTAAAGCTTGCCAACAGCGAAGTACAGAACCTTGAATCGGAATATCAGCTTACCGTTGGTATCGTAGGTGAGAGCAACACCAGAACAATAAGTTTTAAACGAACCCAAGCACATAGTAATTTCTATGACAATCCACCTTGTATATAATGGCTATAACTCATTTTAGAATATCAAAATTGCCAGAGCGTGTAACATGCTTAAAAAACGGTGTAGCCATTACGCTGAATCAATCATATCCTTTGGCCGAGCAAAACGAAATTACTTATGACAACCAAACAGGGTTTAAAAACGAGTTTTTGGATTCTATGCAAATAGAAGTCTCCGAGAACGAAAGTCAGTGGTCAAATCCTTCCACAGTTGCCATAAAAGAACTTGTAGGTATAAATACACCAGAATCAGCAGAATTAATCGTTACAGCTTCTAAAAATGCGAATTATGATTTTTCGGGAATAGCTATAAATAATTCTACGGATAGAATAAGAATAGAGGCAATCGAAGGTTATGGAACATTGACTTTGAACGGTGACCCTGTTTTTGTAGGAGATATAATTTATAACTATCAATTATCATTATTGGTATTTGCTACGGACAACGGTGCCGGACTTCCTTATGGAACGATATCCTATCATTGCGGAAACCATATAGGATTTAATGAAGCTACAGTGTATCAAACAATATTCAATATATCTTCTTTAGCCGAAATATCTTCAAGCGGTGTAGATGGCGACAACCCTGTTTATGACAATGTTTTAATAGAAAACGGATTATCCGGTAAAACAGCTTTGATAACGGTCAATGTATCAGGGAATATGTTTGCTAACGGAGCAACCAGTGAAATAAGAATTACTTACGGTACTTTTGAAACTATTATTTCAGCTAATGGAAGTCAGCAGATAAATGTTCCTTTGGATATTTTTGGAACATCCGATATTGAAATAGAACACAATTACAGTAATTTTGGTACAAGTGCTACATCAACGGTTCAATTAACCATAGATGAAGTTGACGGAGAAGCATCGAATGTTTCTGTAACCAATACATATACATCAACAATAAACTTTTAATTATGGATGAAATAACAATTGCAGTTCAATCGAACACTACGGTAATTACAGTAGAACAAGGTAATTCCGTTAGAAAAATAGCAGTGAACTTTAATGAAAATTACAAAGCTAGTGATAGTATTGAAAAAATAGTTTTTCCTTGTAACAAAGAACTTAATATGCTTTTTATAAGTGCAAAAAATTTATCTTCAGCAACACTTACAGCTTTAACGTTAACTGAAAATTCAACTATATTGGAAGTATTCGATGCTTTTGTAACTGCTGGATTTTTCAAAGGAAACTAATATTTCATGACAAATAAACAAACACATACTTTTGATGGCGGTATGAAATCCGACCTTGACAACCATTTAAAAACTAAGAACAGTTTTATATTTGGTGAAAACGGGCGTTTATCCGCAAAAGATGGAATGCTTTCATTTGTTTCCGTAAAAGGAACAGAAGAAATCATGAACGATACCAGGATAGTAAAATATCTAGGTGCCGCATCTTTCAATGATCAACTTGTTGTGTTTGTAAAAGCTTCCGGTATAGATATAAATATCGGTGGTGTTATTTATGAAAGTGTAAACAGAACCGTTCCCAATATTTCAGATTTTGAAGTAGAACTTAATAGCGGGGCTTTTGCATTAACGGATGAAATATCCGATAACTCAAACGTTGTTACCTATACGGAACAGATAGCATCCAAAGCACCTGATTCAGAAGTGGTCATTGAAGATAACTATGACCCTAGTGGAACAGAGAACGATGAAATAGATTACGACTCTTATTATAGATTAAACGTAAACGTAAACGATTTTGCGGCTTGTCAACTTCAAGAGGGTTCCATACCGCCCAACAATGAATTGTATTCGGATTGCATATTGTCAATTACAAAAGACGATAACGGAAACTTCACAAATAAAGTACTTTGGGCAGGTTATCAAAATTGGGCACTTGATGCAAAGATTGTTGCATTGGGCGTGGATGAAAACTCTAATTACAGAAGAGTAAAGTATACCGATTTTACTACCACTTTTAAGTCTATAAATGTATACGACCCAGATTTAAAAACAAGATCTCCTAAAGAACTAGAGAACTTTCAAAGCTCTACGTTATTAGAACCTAGAATCAAAGAAGTAAACACCAATGGTCAGCTTAAATCAATGGCTGTTCAATATCTGTATAGACTTATTACGGACAATGGCCAGGTAACAAACCTTAGCCCTTATTCAAAAGTACATTACATCTATCCAGAAAACAGCGTTGCGGTACAAGGTGGAGAACCGGAAGAGGTTACTAATAAAGCCGTAAAAATTACTTGCAACATAGTAAACCCTACAGGATTTTCAGAAATAGAATGTATAGCATTGGAATTTGAAGCTTCTGGTATTCCTACAGGTGTAAAGTCTTTGGGTATCAAAGCTGTTTCAAGTGTTGTAGAATTTGACCATTTTGGCAATGAATCCGATTTATCTACAGAAATTACATTTGCCGATACGTTACAGAACGAACTTAATTGGAAATACTGCAGCGACCTTGAAACAAAGAACAATAAGCTTTTTGCTTTTGGTTTACGTAACAACCCTATTACAAACGAATATAATAGTCTAAAGACTTTGTTCGCTTTACATGGATGGAACAGTGCCGGTAATACACATTCAAGCTTTTTAAATCCGTCACCAAAAACATACAACCTTATACCACCCAATTACAAAGAAGAACTTTTCTATGCAAAGAAAAGAGTATTCTCTGAAATAAGGAGTTTTGGAAGTACTACGGTAAGACTTGTAAACACCCTAACATCTGAACAGTATGAATACGTTATAGAAAATGAAGCCAATGTCTATAAAAACGTAACAGAAGAAATTGGGTTATTATTGCAAAACGAAAGTGATCAAAATGTAGAATTTGGAAATAAGTTTCCTAATGTCATAATAAAATATATTGACAACGTAATACTGTTGAATTCTGTAAACGATAACCTTAAAACGGATATGACAAATATAATTTTGTCGTTTTCCAATGAACAGGTACTTTATGAAACAGAAGACGAAAATGTATTCTTTACCGATAACCTTTCCAGTGAACAAATGGTTCACGGCGCTCTTTCTGCAGGATTCAATTCAGGTACCGGTATTCGTATAAGCTATAGGCTAGAAGAAGATAAGCTTTTGAACAAAGCTACTTCTAGGTATAATGGCAATGGCAGTGTTCTTGATATGCCGGAACCAACTCTAAAAAAAGGTTTCATGAAAAATGAAATCTACAGATTGGCCATACAGTTATATCAGAATGGAGAACCGATATTCGCTATTCCTATGGGTGATGTACACATCCCTAAGCTTGGAACTTCATATTCTTACATAAACGATTCTGGTAACGCTGTAATCACTTCTAAACAATACGTTAACCAAAAGGTTGTCAATAACAGTCTTTATGGTGTACGTGTAGAAATGCATATCGAAACAAGATTCGATTGTAATTTCAGCAAGCAATTTGATTCTTACCAAATATTGTTCGTAGAACGAGACGAAAACAATAGAGGTGTAATATGCCAAGGTATATCAGCACCATTAATGAGATTGCAAGACCCTGTTAATTTTGCAGGTTATGGCTTAGATGAAAAACTACAAAGAAAATGGATATTACCATACCACGGTGGACCATTATTCGATAAAGAGGGTTTTGATCAATATGATGATAACGGTGAAGATTATGATAATCCTAACTACGAATATGAACAGCGTGTAATAAACAATAGGAAATTATTTTATTTCGATTGTCCAGACCTTGTATATGGAGAAGTAAGCGATAGTCTTGTGCTCAATTCAAAACTACACGTAGTAGGTAGGTTGAATACCGATCACTCTAAAAATGCATTAATGACTTCTGGTGAAAGCTTCGGTGCATTTCCATTGGAGACTTTTCCTAAATTTTCAAGAAAAATATTAAGGGAAGAGCTTAACACTCCTTCTATAATATCCGATTTACCTAAGCTTGTAGGTGATGATAGAATTACAAACAACAGTACTTGGCAAACGCATTTTGTAAATGTATCGGTATTTTCAAATTATACACTGATGGACCAAGAACATGATATAAAAGAAGGAATTTCACTTGGCCGAGGTGAAGTCGTTCCCGGTTCTGACCTAGGTACTAATTTTGAAATATCCAATAACGCTTTTTGTTTACCATCTATGCCTTGGTGGTATTCTAATGAAGTTAGAAAAATCAGATTTGAAAGAGACCAATATGGATTTGAAGCATTACCTAGAGGTGGTAGTCTTTCTATAGGCGAAAAGACCTTGTTCATAAAGTCCGAGGATAATTTATTTACAGATTCTTTCTTAGGTAGTGCCAATCCTACTACCTTTCCTACACAGATACGTAGAGGTGAAAGTAGTTTTAATTGGTACGATAGCTATGCCCTTATCAATATAGAACGCGATAACGAAGATTCTATATATGGCGGTAGAAGCAGTCAAGCGTTCAGCAACAATACCTTTATTCCTTTATCGGAAACAAAGCCTATAGAAAAAAACACTAATGGCGCACAAGTATTCAATATTGAGGGAGACACTTATGTAACATTATGGGCACGTACTAAAAACAGCCATGGAGACGAAGCTCAGGAACGTATAGACAGAAACCTTAATAATGGTAGAACCAAAGACGCTAGTGCTAGAGGTGATTTAGAAGATGTAAAAAAACTAAACGGTGCTTGGTGCTATGCATTTGTCGTAGAGACAATGGTAGAACCTAAGCTTAACTATGAGTATGAGTTTTATAGAGAAACTACGGCTATAGATTTTGCAATTACTAAAAACGAGGTAATCAATTCAGCCTATCTTCATAAAAACAATTACAAAAAATATATAGTAAAACCTTATAGGTATCAGGACGATCCAAATATGGATAATATTGTATCTGCATCCGAAACAAAATTATCGGGAGAATATTATGATGCCTGGTCTTCGTTTCCGGTCAACGAGTTCCAAGAACTTGATAAGAACAAAGGCGCTGTTCTCAATGCCGCCAAAATTAAAAACGATCTATTCGCTGTACAGGAACATCAAACATCGTTATTGTACGTTGACCGTAACATAATGATTCCTTCCGAGCAAGGACAGACTATAAATGTTGCACAGAGTAGCGGCAAATCTATTTCAGGATACGAAGTAGTATCAAGCTATGGAACGTCCATTAGACGCTCTCTATCAAAGCATCCGGATTTTGGTTTTATGTTCATAGATGATACTAAAAAAGTAATCATAAAGAATTTTGAAGAGATTACATTAAAGAATCAGTACCATCATGATTTTTACAATAAACTGAATACCGAAAATATTATAGATGTAAACGGATTTTTTGACGAAGAGTTCAAAGAAACCTGTTTGAATATTGTTACCGATACCGGTAATTCTATGATAATGTACAATGAACCTTTAGGGTTGTTCAGTGGTTGGAGAGAAATGAATTCAAGTATATATATGCCTTTTGACGGAAAAATATATATACCTAGAGAAACAATCGTTACCGTAAACGATATCGAAAGACCTAACTCACAGTCATTACATGAACTGAACAAAGGATTATATTTGAACGTTCTTGAAAAAGAACTTAAAATGAAAATAAGTTTCATTTGCTCCCCAGATGCGGACGAAACATTTATATTCCCTCATTTGGCTTGGGTAATGAACGACTTTACTGATTTTGAAAGTATTACGATAACCACAAAAGAAGGTCATGTAAGACAACTTTTACCAACGCATAAACGCTATAAAAAAAGAGAAGGAAAGCATACTATACCTACATTGAACTACGCCAACAGTGATGCCGATTCCGACGAGAAAAAAGATGTTAGGTCGGAGTGGGCGCTGTTTGAATTTGTGTTCCCATATAACGAAGGAACTTTGAGAAAACTAAATCGTGTTGTAAATTACATACGTCTAAGCTATCAATAATGAAAATAAACCCATATACAGGAGAACCTTTACCGGTAAATCAATACATGCCTACAATGCCTGTTAACCCGGTAAAGCTTGAAAAAATAGATATAAACGCACCTATACTAGAAAATGGTGTTGATATTCCTACGCCAAATTCCGTTGGTGCCAAACCTAAAATGGATATAGGAGCGAACGCATTAGCGTCTGCAGGGGATATCATGAATTTTGGCGCAGAGCAATATGCTAATTTTCAAAGCGTATCCAGCAGTACTGCAGAAAGCAAGGCACAAACAATGGGTTCTACTTTAAAAGGTGCTTCATTGGGTATGAAAGTAGGTGGTCCATGGGGTGCGGCTATAGGAGGGGCATTAGGTTTAGGCGCTGGTATAATCGATTCCAATAAAGATAAAAAGATACGTCTTGAAAAAGAAAATAAGGAGTACGAGGATATGTTGGCATCTACAAAAGATGAAAGAAAACGTTCCTATTATTTGATGCAAGGACGTCAAGTATCACAAGCACAGAGCAATGTTTACGGCAAACAACAAAAAACTTACAACCCGAATTATGGATAACCCAGGACTAAAACAATTAACGGCAGCCGTAAGGGCTAGATTATACTATTCAGAAACGAACGGTGGTGATATTGCAGCGGTGAACAAGGATACCAAAGCAATAGGTAAGTATCAGTTCCATCCTAAGTATTGGTGGGAACCGATAAAGAAGTTTGCCAAAAAAGCGGGTTACGGGGATATCAATGAAGAGGATTTTAAAAAATCCGCAGAACTTCAAGATGAGTTTTTTGAAAAGGAGTATATGCCTAAAATGTACTCTTTCGTAAAGAACAATGCGTCTAAGAACAAAAGGAATTTAGACTTGGACGAAATAGGACAGCTATATCACATGAGTCCTAAAGCTGCATTGACATATATCCAAGGTGGTAAGTTTGAACCGGGAGGTAATAACATGGGTGTGGAAAGATACCTTGAAAAAGGTAAAAAAGGACTTCTTGAATTTGAAGCCCAGCCCGTACAGGAAAGTACGCTTATACCTAAAGAAGAACAGACTAAAAATGTAAACGAATACATTTCTAGGATGGAGAAAATTCAGAATAACGACGAGTATACCGATGGCGGTAAAAAGCTTAGGATGAAGGAACTCAAACAAGAGTTCTACAACAAAGGTTATTCAGACATTATCAATGCCGAACTAGGAAAGAAGATAAACAATTTTGAAACCGAAAAAGCCTTGTTCCAAGAGTTCTATAAAGAAATCAAAGGAAACATTAAGGCTAAAGCTTCTGGTGGTAGACCATACCACCATTTAAGTATTGAAACCGAAAAGGGAAGAAAACTTGTTGATGAAATCAGCAAGAACAATCCAGAGTTTGCCAAAGCTTTCCATAAGACCAATAACGGTAAGTACACAACTTCTTTAGGACTTACCAAAAGCGGTAACGGTGTAAGTAAGTACATCATGGACAACGCTCAGAAGTTCAGTGGTAAAGAGTTCGGTAGCTTAAAAGAATTGATCGATGATAAAAAATACGGTATTTCTATACCTACAGGTTTTGGACCGTTTAATAAAATAGACCTTTTCGATAATAAGAACGACGAGTTCATAGACTTGGATTTTAGCGTTGACAATTCTAATATAGCCGATTTCAGTATCGCTAATACGGATGTTGTTCCAAAGGAAAAAAACCTAAAGAACGAACAACCTAAGAAAACAGAAGTTGCTACTACAACAACTGTAGCTAAAGACGGTAACGCTGTTCCGATAGAAGTAAGTTCCGTTGAGGATGCTAATGCCGAAAAACGAGCTCAATTAATGAGCTACTTGGATAGGGAGTATCTTGAAGAACCGCAAGATATGGTATACGATAAAAAGGACTTTGAGCCTAGTATACCTTTTGAAGCTATAGGAAACGCTATGGTAGGTATTGCGGGTATGGAAAGAGCCAATGCAGATGTACCTATGCGTACAGAGCAGATATCGCAAGGGGTACTTGATTATGCGGCCAAGCTTCAAAAAGTAGCTCAAATGGGATTGCCACCAGAAATAGAGGCAAAGCTTAAAGACGATGCCGCAAGTGCGTATTCATCCATGATGAACAATATCGTAGAAGCTTCCGGTGGTAATAGAAACCTTGTATTGGGTAACCAAGGACAATTGGATTATAATAGACTAAAAGCGAATAACGATATTGCCATTGCTGACTTTCAAGAAAAGCAAGCGGCACTTGATAAGTACGGCGAGGTAATGAGCTATATCAACGATTTCGATTCTCGTAGGGATATAGACAATACCAAGACCAAGCAAGCAATGGATTTACAAACACGTCAAGACGGTACCGACCTAGCATTTGCAGGTTTTGGGGCTATGTCAGATGCACTTGCCGATGCGGCACAAAACGCACCTGGTACCGCATCACATATGCTAATGTCACAGATACGCCAAAAAGCATTTGGCTATGACCCAGATATGAAAGACGATGGTAAAGGTACCAAAAAAGGTACTAGGTCATGGTACATGAACAATGTTATCAATCCTATCAAGCAGAACAATACCAAAGTCGATTACTTAAAAGAAACGGTTCCTACTTTAAGTCAAGAAGGAAATAAGTTTTTAAATTTGGCTGCATCAAAGACCGGTGATATAGACAGTCTTGTAAAAGCTGTTGACTTTGCTAAGAATACCGATTTCTCAAATGTAAGCCAACCTTTAATGGAATCGGCTATTGAAACAGGCGATTATAAATCAATGTTGTATAAAGATATTGACGACAAACAGTTTTTATCTCAAAAAGAAACCGTTAATTACGACAATATAAATATTTCTTAAATGGATCCAAGACAATCAATGCAACGTTCTAACGGAGCGCAATCAAACTTACAATCTCATTTAGCGTTAAATACTTTTGTTGATCAAGAGAACGCTAGAAAAGAACAAGCTTCTGCGCAAGAAGCCGCCTATTACGAGCGGTTGAACGCTGAAGCTGATAAAATGCTTGGTCCGGACAGAGAGCGCTTTGATAAGATGGTCAGTAAGATGCACAACAGTATAAGAAACAAGGTTGCTATGTACGGTGGCAATAGAGCCGAGTTTCTTAAAAATGGTGGTCGTTCCATTATGGAAAACTTTACAGAGGATATTAAGAGTACACCAGAGTTCCAGACTTATATTACCAATAAGGAAAACTCCGTAAAGATTAAAGATGCTATGGAGAAAGGTTTTGGACATCGTATTTCTATGAGGGATAAGAAAGCATTGGAACATTACGAACAAACAGGAGAAGGCAATATTACCTATTCTGGTTTAATGTCCGAAATAGAAATGCCCAACGACAATAATTACGATCTAGGGAAAGATATTCCTATGACCGATATTTTGTTTAACGAAGACAATTACATGAAAGTCCTTGGTAACTATATGACCAACTTTCCAGAAGACCAACAGCCTACTACTGAAAAGTTGTTAGGCTTTATGTCTTTAATGGGTTACGGTAAAAAAGGAAGTAACCGTGAAACATTAAGATTAAAACAAAAGCTTGCACAAGAAAAAGCATTGCAAGCAACAAAAGATGTTAAGGTAAAACCAGATACCAGGCCACAATTACATACGACCAATCTTTTGGCTATGCAGAGCCATGTAATCAAAAAAGGAACTACGGTAAACGATCTGTTTGAAACCAAAACAGGTTCTTTCCAACCTAAAAAGATTATGGACAAGCTACAGAAATCCGGAGATACTTTTGTTTCGGACAACGTACAAAGCGATTGGAAGCATGATTCATATTCCGTAACCGAAAAGAAAGACGGTTTTAAAATCCATACCGACGATAGGACTTCAAGGAACATTAGCAGACTTTGGGGAGACAGATGGAAACCTGCAGAAGCTAAAGAAGTAGCTGGACCACATAAGGACACGTGGGCAGAATATTTCTTGAACCGAGAACCTAACGAAAGAGGTCAGTATAGATTCGACCCTGCCGATATAGATGAAATATATAGTAGCCAAGGTATAGAAATGACGGGCAGGAACAAGTTTGAAAAAGGCGAGTACGACACCGAATATGAAAACTTAGGTGTTATCACCGGATTATTGGCAAAAGATAAAAACGGCAACAACCAAATCGTTATGAATATCATGGACGATGATGGGGAGATTAAAGCCAAAGAGCAAAAAGACCATGTTGAAGCCCTTGACGGTTCAGAGGTTAAAATGAGTTATTTCCTTGCTCTTAAAAACAGTGATAACGAAAGAATATACTATAAGCGTGTGAATGTAGAGGACAGCGCGGCACGTAGAGGACTTTCCGTATTGTTGGGTAGTGCCGACGACCTTAAAAAGCAGAATGAAGCTTCACAAAGACTTGATAGCGAATTTCAGCAAGCGGAAGCATCAACGGCACAAGCGGAACAGAACTTCGATAATGTATTGTTGACGATAGATTCACAAGTGGAAAACGATCCGAACTTTTTAAACGAAGCACAGATGTATTCCAAGCCTGATGAACCTAGCGTTAACAGGTCTAGTATAATGAAGTCTTTTTACGCTATTACGGGTGCTAAACCAAATAGTCAAGAGTTCCACAAGTTTATGGAAACCGTACCACAAACGGCAAAACTTATGAGAACTTTTGGACACGATACTTCGGATGAAGAACTTATTGATATCTTAGTAAGCGAAATGAATCAAGGTGCTAGTGAGCAAGACATTGCCGACAATAAGGAAACCGGAGATTTATGGAAAAGTACTTACAATAGATATTTGCAAATTAACAAAGAGTAATTATGCCAAATTTTAAAAATTACATCAGCTCCTTACAAAAGCAAGGAGTTGAAGAAGAGGGTACCCAAGCGGAAGAGAACAACCCTGATTACCAAACCGAGAAAGGTCAAGAGAATACCGATCCGAAACAACCAACTGCTAAAGAACCTGAACAGCCGAAAGCCGTATTTCCAAACGCCCAAGAAAGACAAGCGTCTATAGGTAGTGCCGTTCAATCCAAGAACGACCCGTTAGGTGCAAAGCAACAGTACGAACCAGAAGCGGGAGAAAATTCCGTTGGTGCCGATGTAAGTGGTAGGGATTGGGTTACCGAAGCGGGAGTTTCCTTTATGCGTGGTATAGGTGATCACGTTATCGGTGGATTTGGCGACGTAGCACAAGTAGTAGGTTCTGCCGTTCCGGGTATAGATATGTTCGACGGTAACGTAATTTCAAGATTCCTACAGGAAAAAGGAGAAGGCATTTCAGAGAACAACCAAGTGTACATGCCAGAGGAACTTAAAAACCCCGAGTTCTCTATCAAAACCTTGGCCGACCCTCAATTCTGGTCTAAACATGGTGCCGAGTATATTCCACAATTAGCAGAGTTTATATTCCTTTCTAAAGGTGCGGGAGCATTGGCAAAAAGAGGTAGTAATGCATTAGCTGGAAAAGCCCTTAAAAAAGGTCTTATCAAAAATGCCAAGGGAACACTTAAAAACGGTTCCAAGAAACTTGCTAGTGGAGCTGACGAAGTAATGGAAGTTGCTGGTACGGGAAAAGGTATAGGAAAAGCTGTTACCGATTTAGGGAAACTTACCAATACTGCAGGAGCCGCTGTTGAGAATATTGCAGGTGGTATGGCAAGTAACGTTATCTCCGGTCTATTGAATTCTGCAGAAGCATACAATTCAAGAAAAGAACTTACCGACGAAAACGGAAACCCTTTGTTTACCAATGATGAACTATCCGATATTGCAGCGAAAACATTTAGTAACAACCTAAAGTATATGGCTGTTGATATTCTTTCATGGGGTATGACCTACGGTAATGCCGGAAAGATATTAAAGCAGTCCAATCTTATCAAGAAAGGTAAACAGGCTTTTGATTCAAGCAAGAATTTTAAAAATATATCCAAGGCTTTTACGGCAAAGACTTCACCTACTTTAAGAAAATTGGTAAGTGCATCGGGTAAAGCTTTACAGGAAGGTTACGAAGAAACTTTCCAAGAGACTTATGAAAGCTGGGCGGCTATGATGGCTGAAAGCGACGTAATGGGTACAGAACCAGAATACGGTAGTTTCATGGAGTTCTATAACAGTGAAGAGAACGAAGGAACGAAAACCATTGCATTTGCATTAGGTGCCCTTGGTGGCGGTGTATCTGGTATAGTATCGGGCATCAATAAGGATGCCGAGCGTTCAAGACAATTATACAACCGAACGGAGAACCTTAAAACTATTTTTGATAGTGCCGATGAAAAAGGCAATGAAATGCAGAAGTTCCATATGCGTGAAACCATATCGGATATGGTGCTACAGGACAAAACGGAAATGTTCGAGAGCTATTCACAGAACCTTATCAAAGAAGGTATTATTACTGAGGAAGAAGCTCAAAAAATGCAAGAAGATATCGATGATTACATGGTACTCGATAACCAAGCCGAACAGCTTAACATTAGAGGTAAGCATGCGTTGTTCTTGAACCATAGTGCCGAAATGTTCTTTCAAGAACAGGTTGAGGTAGAAAAATCAAAACTTGAAAATGTTATTGAAATATTAGTAAATAGTAATCTTACAGAACAACAAATAGAATCGGAAATCAATGAGCGTACTGCTGAAACAGATAAAACGATTCAGGGTCTTACTTATGGTATAGCCCAAGCGCAAGCGAACAAAGCCAACCTTATTCTAGGTAAGGCTGTTGAGAACGTTGTAGAACCTATACAGGTTAAAAACGAAAGAGGTCAGGATATTATAGCTACGGGACTTGCCAAAGCCGACTACAAATACTTTGTACAAAAATCGAACGAGGATATTCTTAAAAAGAACAACCAAGCAGAAGTCCTTAAAGATAATGCGGAGTACGACGGTGCCAATATAGGCAAGAAAGCCATTGGCAAAATATCGGAACTAGGAAATAAAGCTAAAAGCCTTTTCGACAATCTATTTAATAAAAACAAAGATGATGTATCAGAAGAATCAGAAACCACCGAGGAAGTTGCAACCACCGAAGAAACTGAATCCCAACGAGAAGATGGCGAAGGTGTACCACCTACGTCACCTACTGGACAAGGAACAGATGGCGATAATGAAATCGATGGTGCTACTGCCGGAGACGTTCAGGGAGAAGAAAATGGGGAAAACGATAGTGTAGAATCAGATGATGTAACGGGTGAGGTTTCAGATGATATTACAGAGGATGAATTAAATGAGCTTAGTGATTTGGAAGAAGAGTCCGAAACACTTAGTAAGCCCAAGAAAAAAGAATCTAAGGAAGATGCTTCTAAAAGAGAGCAACGTGCCAAAGAGGTTAAGAAACGTATTTCAGAACTAGCAGAAAAAGCTAAGGCTAAAGCTAATAAAGCATTACCTAAAGGTTTAGCAAAAAAGACGTACGATGATATCGTAGCTAAAATAAAAGGTCAAAAATCGTTGACTCCCAAAGAGCAGGAAATAGTAGACAAATTCAACGATACTTTTGACAAGGTAAAAGAAACCGCCAAGGATAAATCCAAGCAGTTCCAGAACTTTGTTAACAAGCAAGCCGAGCCAAAGCAGGTTAACAAAACAAAGAAGCAAATCAAAAGCCAGGCTACTAAGATCAAAAAGAAACTTAGTAGTGCTATAGATGCTTATAAAAAAGGAGTTGGTCCTTTTATGGAATCAAGAGGCGATGAATTAGCTGAATCAAATTCAGAGTTATCTGAACAAAATGAAGCCGACGAGTTCGTAACCTTTGAGGAGAACAACGAACCTCTTGAAGAGAACAGAGCCGAAGCTCCTATTATAGGACGTATACGTAACAGTCCTAGCGACCTTGATAAAATGGTTGCCATTAATCAGCGTTTGAACTTTATGTTCCCTAAAGCTGATAGTAGGGTAAATGCATACATACTTGACGACCTTGTAAAAGCGTTGGGTATACGAGGTACCGGACTTGCTGTTTCTGCAGCAGTATTCGTTCGTAGCGATGAATGGAACCAAGGCGAAGTGTTCATGCACGAAATGACACACATCTTCTACAGATTCGCAAAGGACAGACCAGAAACCAAAGCGGTCCTGGAACAGGTCATGGCAAACAAAAAGCTTGTAAATGAAATAGCTGAAAGATATCCAGATTATGTTCTATATAATTTTGGTGTTGGTGAAAGTAAAGAAGTAGGAACGTTCTCAGGTAAACCTACCGAGGAAGACCTAGTTGAGTACGGAGCATCTATTTTACCTTTGGCCGAGCAGAAATACATTCTGGAAGAAGCCTTTGTAGCTACTATGCAAGGTCCTCTTTCTAAAAAGTACAATAATTTCTTTGGTCTTAGTACAGAAGCTAAAAGAACCAATACTACCCGTAAGTGGTGGAAGATGATAGATACCAAGGCTAAATCTGAACCTACTTACTTACAGGAAAGCCAAGAGCTTATTCAAAAGCTTAACGACGGCCAAGATCTTTCAATTGATAATATGAGGGATTACATCGTTATGGAGTTCCTTAAAGAAGTACCTAGAATAGAAGCTACCGAAATAGGTTTTGAATCTCGCTCCACAGCTTACGATGCAAACATCATGCAACGTAGGGTAAAGGTCAAGAGCAGGCTTGAAGAAGAAGTTGCCAATTTTGACCCGGAAGAGAACAAGAACTTGTTCACTAGAAAAGAGGATGCTTTAGACCAGATACTAGATGAGGTTGCGGACAACCAAGAGGATGCCGATAACGTTATCAGTATAGCGGAAAAAAGCTTTATGACCAGAACAGCTAAGGCTACCAAAATAATCAACAACTTTGTAAAAGAGTACAATCGTGCCATTAGGCTTAGAAAAAGCATATGGGGCAAGCAAGGTCCTTTATTCGATAAGAAAGAGTTTAGGTACAAGATGTTCCAATTGGCTGCCAATACAAACAACTCCGTTGATTTTATAGACGCACTTGAAAACAGTCCTCATGCGGATATCCAAGCATTCAACAAATTTTTGGAACTACGTGCACCGGAAGCCAAAACCGTTCTTTTGAATTCTACATGGACGCTGTTCTCCAACTATAGAATGGTAAATGCCGTTAAGTCCGTTATGTCGGAGAACGATGGCAAAATAAACCACTCTATTGAAGAATCTTTATCTAAAAGAGAGCAGAGCCAAGCACAAGACATGATGGACAATATGGCTAAAGCCAGAGATTACATGCTTAAAAAGAGCGGTCATTTATTAGGTGATCAATGGTCGGAGTTCGAGGGTATCGTAGCTAGAATAAAAGACGATACTGCTACTAATGAAGATTACGTAAAGGCATATCGATTTATGGCACCTCCTGACGTAAAAATGATGGATATATTGGAAAATGGTTTTATCAACGTAAAAGGTACTTACTATAGCCCTGTAACAGTTCTTAAAAGCTTTATCGATAACGACAAGCATTTAGGTAAACCCGCCAAGAACGGTAACAGGTATATGTACCCTTATAACTTTAGACCTATTGCCAATGCTATTATGGCTACTAATAGGGAGTTTACCCAAGATAGTGTTGTAGAGAATGCCAAAGGAAATATGGTTCCTGTTCGTATGATGAACAACCACATGACCAAAGAGCTTGACCAGATGTACGATTCATTACGCCCTAATAAGGACGGTGACGTGATTCCTAAAGCCGATTTTATAAAAAGGTATTCTCATATCACTCGTTCAAAAGCGTACAGCAAACCCGTTCCTAATCAATTTTTGGACAATTTCTATGATAGTGTAGTAGCTGGAAACAAACCAGACCTTGTTTACTATACCGGTATCGATGATAGCGTAAGCAACAATGCCAATGCATTTGAGGACAGTACTTCATACGAACAGTCCTTTGAGGACTTTATGATGTACGCTTCCGGACTTAACAAAAAAACATATTTGGCGAACGTCGGTGTTTTCGGTGATAGTCCTAGAAAGTATTACATGCCTACTAAAAGGCTTGATATGTCCAACGATACTACTACTGCGGCTTATAATATTTACAGAAATATATCTGAGGAAAATATAAGTAAACGTCAGTTTAACTTATCGTTGATTAAAGAAGGAGAAAAAGAAGTTGATTTCTTTAATAAAAACGGCAAGGAACTTATGAAGATAGATTCTTTAAAATCTATGTTCGATAAAAACGGAAAGCTTAATCCTAAAGGAGAAAAAATTGTAAAAGGATATGTATACAATCAAATTATGAACGGTCTGTTCATGGCTGAGGTAGTATCTCCTAACATTAAGATATCAAGTATTGCCAAGCGTTTAAAGAATGCCGGTAGTCCTGTTATATCCGTAAACAAGAACTTAAAGTTTGAGCCTATATTCTTTAAAGACCCTAAAGATAATGAAGCTTCTACCGATGGTGGTATGTTCATACTTAGAGAAGATGCTGAGCGCTGGGCTAATGTTGGTAAAGGTGTATTTGATTTGAATGAAGGTTTCAAGTTCCTTAACTACTCTGTAGAAAAAGACAACCCGAACTTTAGAGGTAACACCGTATTGCTTAAAGGATATACTACTATAATCGACCAAGATTTTGTTGATCAGAACTACAAGTTCAAAGGATTATACGAACATATGAAAGCCAGACGTGCTAAAATGTTCGATGCATACGCTAAAAAGAACAATGGTGCAATGCCTAGTGATAACTTTACCGATGGTCTAGAGAACTACTTTCCGATAGCAATTCCTTTTTCTTCTGAGAAAACGGGAATTCAAAAAGGCAAGGGTATGGAGAATGCACCATACTTAAACGAGCTTATGAACGAAGAGGGAGTTACCAAAGCGGGTGAGTTCCAAGACAACATCATGTATGATTCCAAAGGTGGTTTTATGGGTATCAGTGGTTACAACTTTGGACCACAACAAGTAATGGATAAAGTTACCGATGAAGTAACGTTACCTGTACAGCAAATGAACTCGCTATTAGTTCATTCTTTAAATCTTGGGCATCTTGAAGAAGCCGAAGCGATACAAGAACTGATATCGGATATGATGTCCGAAAACCTTAACGAGGTTACCAATGAACTTAAAAAGAAAGATGTTGCTACATATAATAAAATAGTTACCAAGGAAATGAACAAAGAGGACATGGATCAAGTCCAAAGGTTCGTTATCGAAAAATATGGTATACTACACCCTAGAGCAATAGAGATCGTTTCCAATCAATTAGCGAACACTTTAAAGTCAAAAGGTAACAAGTTAAGAATAGCTGGTACGTATGCGCACCAGAAGTCTAGTTATGGATGGGAATTGCCTGTTGATGGAGAAATAAAAGGAAGTAATGAGCTTAACGGTTATACGCAAGCTTCTACAGGACTTAATAGGGCGGAGATTGTATTGCCCCAACATTTAAATGGAAAGGTAAGAGCCAGAAAATACTATACACCTGATAGTAAATTAGGCGAAATGGCTATCAAAGCCACTGATACGAACGGTTATCTTGACAAGACCAAAACACCGCAAGAAAACGACCTTATGCGTTTAAAAGAAGCTGCGGACAAGTTTGTAGCACACCTTAATAAAAATAGGGATAAAACAACGCCAAAACTTGAAACACAGACCGTTCTTAAAGACGGTAAGGTAATCGGTTATTATGTTCCTGGGGAAACGGTAATAGCCACTCGTGTTCCTTCAAACGGACCAAACTTTACAGGTATATTCGAAGCTGTTGAGTTTGCCGTTGGTAAAGGAAACCAAGTACAGGTACCTACTTCTTTCAGTAAGACAATAGGTGCGGATTTAGATGGTGATGCCTTGTTCATCCAACATAAAGGAAAAAACAAAAAAATGAACGAAGTCATAGACCGTATGGAAAAGCTATGGCTTAGTGAAAAAATGGCACCGTTCATTCAAACGGCAATGGACACTTCCGGAGAAGGTAAAAAGTTAAAGGAACATATCAAAGAGCAGTTCCCTAACTATGTAAAAGAACAGCCATTGGCATTTTCTCCATCGTACAGAAGAAAGTCCTATGAGGATTCCATGATCGCCAAAAGGAATATCGGTACCGTTTTCAACTTGCATAGAATTGCCAATACGCTTGCCGCGTACAGAGCCAATATGAAAGAAGGTATAATGGTAAACAATACCAATTACCAGATATTCGAGGATATGGGAGAAGGTGATCAAAGCCGTAACCATAAATCTGCATTGGTAGCCAACCTTATTCTGGACAACCTTAACGAAAATGCAGCGGATGCATTGAATATAAACGAACATACGGTATCGGCTTTTACCTTAATGGTCAACCTCAACATTCCTATTGAAGATGTAGCCGTTATGATGAACGCTCCAATGGTAAAAGAATATGTTTCGATAATGAACGAAAACAATTCTGCGTTCCACGGTTACACCCCTAGAAAGCAAATGTTGACAGAATTAGCTAAAAGGTCTGTTTCCAATGGTAATAACGGTACCGTAAAATATGATTCCAATTCTACAGGTGGCGTAGTTACCAATACCAATAACAAAGAGTTCTATAGCCAGAAAAACCAGTCCAACATTATTAACCTAATAATGAAAATGGATGAAGTCAATGCCGACATTCAAAAGGTCAGTAAGATTATGGCTGGTCATAACGGTATTGAAACCAACCCATATTTGTTGGAAAAGCAGATAGGAGAGTTCAAGCGTATTATGAACAATGAGGATTCTACGATGAACATACCTGCAGAAATGGCTAGTAATCCAGATTTAAAAAGGTATTTGAATACTGCAGAAGCTACATTGGAACATACCAAACAAATAGATTTGGTTTATAGACCCGCTATTACCAAGTTGCTACAAGGCTTGGCCGTTAAGCAAGGCATGGAACTGTTGAACGACAACCAGATTAAGAAGTATACCAGAAGTATTTCAAAGTTCCTACATTCCAATATTTCGGGATATAACAATATGTCCAAAGAAGAGTTGGCCGAAATAGTTGATCCTAAAAATGAAAACAGCGTATTTGCAGATTTATCGGAATATATAGCCGGGCTTAAGATGGAAGGCAATCTTGAAAACAATCTATTGCTTACGCAAGGGCTTAATATGAAGTTCGATGGAAACAAGCCTTATATTTCTATGAACAGTAGTTTCTTTGATGAAAGCCTTACTACCCAAGAGGTACGTAGAATGAACAAAGAGTTTTCGGAACTTCCTGCAGACTTGCAATATAAACTTGTTTATTATGACCTTACCAAAAACGGTTGGGGAAGTCCTTTGTCCATGTTGCCTATTACCGACTCGTTCACGAACAAAATGTTGGTAGAGAACCTTAACCAAGATTTCAAGGAGAAAAACGATAAAACCTATACGCGTCCAGAGCTTAGGGAATTGGAAGAAATATTGATGCTTAAAGATATCAATGGTGTACGTAACAATATTCCTTTCTTTGACATTAAAGGGCTATCACCTGAAAAGGCTATGATAGAAATGCAAAAGAACCCACAGTTCAGAGCAGCGTTGGAGAACAATACACAGTTCTACTTCAAGTCAAGGGATGCCAAGGGCAATATGAACCTTTACAAGTTTATAGGAAACAAGTCCGAAGTATTCAACAAGCCTATTTCAAACACGTTGAACAGACTTAATCATTTAGCCAAGAACGCTACAAAAATGATAAAAAAAGTTCCTAGACGCACGAACAACCAATTGGATATAGATTTAGTTACCATTACTTCTAGTTCCAACAATCCTGTTCCACGTGTTAAAAAAAAAGCTGAGCCGATAGGCATGGAAGCTCGTGAAGAGTTCTGGGATTACAAGTCACAGGACTTTATGGACAAGCAGACGTTCAACGATGCCATGGAGTTCAACAAGTTTCAAACAGAGGAATCCAAGAACCAGGCTTATCAGGAATACGTAAAGGAAAAAAAGAGAGCCAACGAAATATATAACAAAAGCTTCAGGGGTAAGGACTTTAATCAGTTCAGCCCCGAAAAGCTTATGGAACTATATAGAACGTACGGTTCCAAAAATGCCTATGCGTATGCCAATATTACCACACCTATAGTAAAGGCGTTGGCGGCAAAGATATCCGCTCAACAAACAAAGTTGACAGGACGTACAAAAACCAATGAAGACCTTGGTCCTGTACAAACTTGGTTAATGGCTAACAATATTCCTTCCAATCATCCAGAGATACAAGGTATGGTAAGGAATATGACAGCTATGGAGAAACAGTTTCAGAACGAAAAGAAAAAATACGTTACCAGGATCAACGAAACTACGAACGCACTTTACAAAGAGAAGTTCGGTTTCATGTTCGATAGCGGTAACCCTATAGATATTTTAAAACGTTTCTATTATAGTTATATTCACAACAGAAAAGACCTTTACAACATACTTTACGGTAATCTTGTAGAAGAGAACGAGATTGTTTCCGAGGGTAAGGTCATTAAAGAATTCAAACTAAAAAGCAATGAAGAAATCAACAAACTTAAAGAGCAAGGCAGATTATCCGAAGCCGAATACAACTTCTACAAAACTTTCACTGACATTACCGGAGAACTTGCCCCTTCTTCTACCTCAGACGGTAAAAGAGTCAGGAGAGGCTATATACCTCACACCTCTATGGGCACATTTGAATCTTTTTCAAATAGAGGACTTCTCGGGTTGCTCCAATCTACGAAAAATAGCGATGACGCCTTAAACGAAGTAATGCTATATATCGATAATCCGGACACTGGCAAAAAAGAGCTTGTTAGCTTTAAGGATATCGATAACATATACTCTGCTATGTCGGCCAGCACTAAGAATAATGCCAAGCAGATTAAAGACTACATTCTTTTAAAGAACAAGGCTAAGAAGCTCTTAAAAAGCGGCAAAAATGAAGACGGTTCGGATATTGAAGTTTCCGATTTTGAAATGGATTCTGCATTGTCTTTCGGTATTATGAACCGATTTGCCAATACACGTAGTAATAAAGCTACCGAAATGCCTTCTATGGATTTAAACCATGCGCTTAACAGCTATGTTCATTCTACGTTGTTCGTTAACGGTAATGAAAACTTTGCAGGATTCAAGAGCATGCAAGCTGTTGTAGATGGTGTCCTTGCATTGAACCAGGACAAAGGTTTAAAGAATGCCGGTAAGTACGTAAAAATGAACTGGAAAGATTACTACTTAAAAGGCAAGCGACAAAACCTATTAGGTGAAAAAGGAGATAAGGTTGTAGACCTATTGACTAAGATGAACCTATTTTGGCAGTTAGGTTTTAACGCTAGTTATTTCATGGGTAACGTAGCCTCTGGTAAGTACCATAACATTAAAAACGGTTCTGTAAAAGAATGGGCAAAAGGAGAAAGCCGTTTTTGGGGTATGGATACCAGTACGACCAATCCATTTGATATTGTAAAACGAATGAAAAGAACACAGAAGATTCTAAAGACGTTGAACTTTATGGATATCAATGTATACGATAACGTATCTATGTCCTCAAAAGGGAGACTTGATAATTTCTTGGGCGATTTGGCACTTATGCCAATGACGTGGAGCGAGAAATGGATTCAAGGTGTTCAGATGGCGGGTATGCTTACCGAAGCCGAATGGAACAAGTTTGACGAGAACGGGGAGTATAAACCTATGGAAGAGCCTATTGATCAACAAAGGTTGATCATGTTGGAGAACGAGGTGAAGAAATCACAAGGGAAAGGGTATCAAGCTACTGATCAAAGATTGATTCAGCAATATAGCTTAGGTAGAATGATGTTGCAGTTTTCAAGATTCTTACCTACTGTTGTAAACGATAGATTCGCGAAACAGGATATAGATATTTATGGTAACGAACATATCGGTTCGCTAAGAATGCTTTTTAAGACGGTTTCAGAGGTTCAAAGCATGAATCCGAAAGATTATATAGAATATCGTAAAAAGCTTCAAAAAGAAAGTCCTGAGCTAGCCAAACGACTTGATAGTGGGCTAAAAGGTCTGGCAATGTCAGGACTTATTGGGGGATTTGCATTGAGCACCGATAATAGGTTTGCAGAGAGTGCTTATTGGGATGCCAATTACTACATGGATTTGGATAAGATCGAATACAAGCTTATACCTTCTGCAGTAAGAACAACTAAATCAATGGTAGAGTCTATTTTTTAAAAAGAACTACTCTATATTTTCGAGTAGTTGAAATACTTAATTACACCAACTGTCAAAGATTATTTGTCAGTTGGTTTATTTATTAAAATGGCAAATTATTTTCTTCAGGTATCTTTTCTAAATAATGGTTTAAATCTTTTTTCTTTAAATATTTACCCATTATAAAATAACCTCTTCTGTTATAGGTTAATAGTTTTTCTGTTTTAGAATTAATTACCATTTTGCGTTTAGTAACTTTATAGTCTGTATTACCCTTTATTTGCCATACCGCTTCAAATTTTACATTTACACGCATACTATTGATTTTTAGTTAGTTATGTGATGCTGTAGTACTCATAGCGAATTGTTACCCACAATGTAAAAAGCCGCCAATCTTTACGGCTTACTCAATCGTAAATAATTTTTCTATTTTGTTTACTTTTTGCTTTGGGTTAGTTTTACTTATTTCTTTTTGCCAAATACATTTAAAATCCTTTGGTGCATTATATTCAGAAACAAAAACTTTATGTCCTTCTTTTGCTTTATTTCTAAACCAATCAAAAAACACTTCACTATCAAAATGCTCTTTATATCTTTTGTTTTTTAGTTGGTATGGCGGGTCGCAATAAATAATACTATTATTTGGTATTTTAATATTTTTATAATCAGAAAATACAAATTGAATATTAGATAAATCTTGTTTTAATAATCCTCTTATACCTTCATCAAAGTAGTTTCTATAATTACCTTCTTTAGTTTTACTTCCACCACCATAAGCACTAAACCAATTACCATTATAAGAACCTAAAACGCCTACTAAACCAACATACCATTTTGGGTAATTTTCAATATTTTCTTTTACATTGTGCCATTGTTCTTTTGTTATAAACCTATTAACTATTAAACCTCCATTTTGTAAATAATGGTATAGCTCTATTAAATATTCATTATTATCAAAACCAATTCTTTTTCCTTCAACTTTATCAATCATATTTGCACCACCAACAAAAGGCTCAACCCAAGTTTCATTGGTTCTACCTTCAAGCATTACTGGTAATATGTATTTTGAAATTCTATTTTTACTTCCTGTGTATTTCATAATCTGTATGTGTTTGCCCTCGTACCTCACGCACGGCTTTTTAAAAAGTGGGTAACAATGTATAAAATTCAGTTGCTTAGTTTGTCATTGTCTGTGAGGTATTTCTACACCATCAGAGTAACGCACATTTAATTAAGCCAGTCGCCTAAACGCAACCGAAATCTTATACTTTGCCGTTACCTACAATGGCTGGTAATGTGCCTCAATCTTATTTTTCGCCAAATAATTACATCTACAAACGGCAAGGTCTATTTCTGCATAGGCACTGTCGCAAACCGAGTGCGTTACACTTGGTATCCATACGTGGTAGTTTGGTTGCTGTCTAGTTCCCTCGTTGCTTACCCAGTAGCCGTTTACATTATGCAAAATACCAAGTTTTACTTCTTCTTCTGTGCCATTTGGCTCGTATGTATTTTTAGTTTCAGTCATTTATCAAAATTTTAGTTTATTAAATCGCCACAGTAGGTAACAACATCTATAATTAATCGCTCAGATATGCGCTTGTTTAGAAGTTCTACCATTTTTGAGTATAATATTTCACCCTTCTCATAAGAATCGTTAACATCCCTTAAATCGGCAACGGTTAATATTTTTTTATATTCCATATTTATTGTGTTTAGGTTTAAGACTGCGACTAATCATAGATTAATCGTTACCCTTAATACTAATCTTCGTCTTCGTTAGTAAATGGTTCGCTATCAAATCGCCAATTGTTGATTTTACCATCTTTGTCAACTTTCATAATAATGTAGTCGCCCAATCCACTATCGTCAATTGCTAAAAAGTCAGGTACATAATATCCTTTTGCCTTTACAATCTTTTCACCGTTTTCATCTTGCAACCAATATTCACCTGCATCACATACTTTGTAATGTATATCCGCTTCCTTTCCTTTTTCCCAATTAGTTATTAATCCAGTTTCTAAATCAATAATCGGCTTCCAAGTGTCGCCTAATTTACAAGGTATTAAATCACCGTTTTCGTCTTCAACACCATTTACAGTTGCATCTTCCCAATATCTTACATTGGCTTCAACTAATAATGTCTTTACTTCAAATTCCTTTTTTACTGTTAATTCAATTTTCATTTTATTTCTGTTTTTAAGTTAATTTATTTCTTCAAACCCGTACTAAGGGTAACAATGTATAAACCCCATTAAAACGAGGGTTTATACTCAACGTTCTAAATAATACCTTTTTTATATATTTTAAGGCAGGTCTTACACGCTTTTTCTTCGTTCAATACTTCAGGGTTAAAGTCTTTTAAAGCAATGAATTTGTCGCCATCGTGTGCCCCAATCTTTCCGCATAAAGACTTGTTTCCGTCATACTTATCTTCATAATATTTACCTCTTTGAACACTTACAAAAGCGTGTTGAGCAAGTGTAGTGCTTGCATCAAAGTTTTCGAGAGTATCCCAAACAACGGCACTATTAAGAACACTATGTATAGTGCATTTATCGTTGATTTTCTGCGTTGTATTTTCCATAATTCAAAAGTTGTTTAATATTTAATTAAGTTCGTGCAAAACGCACCATACATTTTAACGTTACCAATAATTAAGGTCGGTAACCTCTATGTAAGGCAATTTCTAAATCGTTCGAGCTTATAAATTTTTTCGGGTCAGGTACATAACACCAACATATTAAATTCATACTTTCATCACCAAAATGAGTCCATTCACTATCTTCAAAATCGTAGTAGCCAAGGTTCTCGAATATGTGGTTATTATCGGTTTTATCATAGACAAGTACTGTCTTGCTAAAACTTGGGTCGTCTACGCTTTTTTCAGGTAGCTCATTCATTGGAAAAAATTTATAATCTGGCATATCTATTGTGGTTTGTGATTAATCATTAACTATTGATAACAATGCATATAAAAAATGCTTAAACCTCGCTTACTTGCTGTCTTTTGGTTTTTTTTGGATATTGCTAAATATAAAGCTATCCACGCATCAGGTTCATTATCACATTCATAAAAGGCTACTGTGTAACTTGTTTCGTTCACGCCTTCATTTGGGGTAAATTCCCATCTTTTACGGTCTGTGTTTTCGACCACTTCAAACATTTTTTGTAAGTCCATGAAACAATCTTAATATCCTACTTTTATCAAAGTCGTCATATTTATTATTTGCCATAAGTTTTACGTATGTAGAAAAACGCACATAGGTCATATTTCCTAGTACGTTATATCTATTGGTTTAAATAAATAAAAATGTCCAGTTTATTAATAAACTGGACATTTTACTAATCGTTTTCAGAAAGATACCTGGTCTTATTTTCCAAAGTATCTACCTGTTCTTTTTTAGGTGTTCTGTAGAACAGAACTACAACAGCTATGATCAATCCAGCTATAATTATCCATTGAAATGTTTCTTCTTCCATAAATTTATTTTAAACGTTTGTATTTGCACCATTCATTAAAAGAGTTTCTGAATATTCTTCCAGAACCCATAAAGTTTATCGCATCGGTAACATTATCAAAACCTAGAGAGTAAGCATACTTAGCCATAAAGTCGTATTTACGACCTCTTAAAAAACGTCTTTTATATGGACGTTTCTTTGCCATTAAGTTTCTCTATTTGATCTCTAAGCTTAGCAGCTTCTTCGTAATTCTCTCTGCTAACGGCATTGTTCATTCTGGTTTCAAGGTTACTTATTTCCTCCTTGATTTCAGATTTTGATTTTTTCCTATTTACATTGGGCATAGGGTAAACCTCTTCTTTTACTTTCTCTATAAAATAAGGTCCTGATATCGGGTCATTTTGTATGTAATGATTATCCATAAATATCAACATCATATCGGAAACCCTGTTAACGGCTTCTTCTTCCGATACACCTTGTTTTACAAAAATCTTAATATTCTTTTTATTATTAAGATCCATTTCAATAACATTAATGATAAGGTGGTCTAAATACTTAAAGAAAGTAGTCGGAATTATGTGTTTACTACTAAGCAAGTATTCTTGACCTTTTTCATTTGAACGCTTTGTGTTTACAATTCTAAACATACTATAAAGTTAGTATTAATTTTTGGGAATTTGAGGAACTTTTGGAACTCTAGGTATCTGAGGTACAGATGGAACCTTTGGAACTTTAGGAATTTTGGGTACCGAAGGCACTTTTGGAACAGCCGGTGGCGTTTTTACGGTGGTAGAAGCTTTTTGCCTATCCCACCATAATCCCGCTGCATATGTAATAGCGTTCCAATACTGCTTTGTCATTTCATCTTCCAAAAGAAAACAAGCATATACTTCATCGGTACCGTCAGGAAAAGTTATCCATATCGCCCAACCCGTTTGATCATTTGTAGTATCGACATCTATTTTATTATCAATACAATACTTTTGGGCGTTTAGCTGATATTCCGTAGTGTCTTTCCTAATTTTTATCATCTAGTAAATTATCAAAGAACGAATCGATTTCATCGTTCATTAATTTTAATTGATCAACACTTATATCTTTTGGTAAATCAATTGTTTCTTCCATAAACTCCGTATACGCCAACATTCCTATATAAAAGCCTACGTCAAATATCTTTTCGGCAAGTGGCGTAAAAGTAATTTCAGATTTACGTTTATGCTTAGCTAATAAATCTTTGGCAGTATTAAGTCTATCGCTCATAATAACAGTTCTTTTTGACCGGACTCGCCTTCAGGTCTTGATTTTTTGGATAGCTTCGATAAGTTGTCTTGAATTTCCTTTATCGCTTTTTTACGCTTTTCTACATATTGGTTCAAGAACATTATGTTAAAACGTATTTTACGCGTTCGTGTACCACCATCGGTAATAGTATACCGTTGAGGTGTAAACGTATTAGGAAACAACGATATGGTCTTTCCTGTTCCAGCTATAGGAAAAGGAATTACCTTATTGATGTATATACCTTGCAACCATAACAATATTTGCTGTTTCAAAGGAAACGTATGGTATGAAGTATTCTGTACGTTCTGGTTACCTGCAGCAGGTGGCTTTACGTCCACATAGCTGATATGGCATCTTTCAGATTCGTTCCAATGAGCTACAAAATAAACTCCTTTATGAACAAGCAATTGCTTTTTACCAGGATCACTAAAGTCGGCTTCTTGAAAAAATATATTTCTTGATTTTTCAGTCCACTTGATATTGTAATCATAGTTGTAAAAGCGTTGATGCATAAAATTGAATTCTTCTTCTTCCGGTTCACGGGTCTTAAAGAATTTCAATCTTAATGCTTTATAGTTGGGGAACAAGGGAAACTTTTCAGCTTCCCTATCGTAACCCCTTATATAACCATGCTCTAGAAGCTCATTAAGCCACCACTCGAAATATTTTTCTAAGTCGTTTCTTTCTGTAGCCATTATAGAATATCTTTTAAATATTCATTTAATGGGTCGAACAAAAAGTTCTTACTTGCCGTGGCACCATCGTTAACAATGAATCCTGTTATCCAATGGTTATCGTTGAACGTAAACTGTATTTGCGTGTTCTCGCCTATGGTACGCAAGATTATAGAATCCATTTTTATCATCGGTTTCAATGCCGTGAATATATTATACAACGGTTCCATGTACATAGCGTTAATGGCTTTTTTGTAATCCTCTTTATCGGACAACCCTTTAGCCAATAGCTTTATCTCCGTTTCGTCGAATGTCTTTTCCTTATAGAAAACATTCTTCTCAATAGAACCGTTAAGCATAAGCCCCTCGCTAGATACACTAACGATGTTCAAGCTTGTAAGTTCTTTCCAGAAAATAGCGGAGAACATTTTGCCTTCCATAAAATCAAGTATACTCTTTAAGTTGTTTAAAGATTGATCGTCTACATAATTATTGGTATTGACAAAATAGCTTTCAAGGTCAAAGAACAGAACCGACTGTTCGTTTACAACAACGGCATTACCGTTAAAAATGCAAATTCCTCTTTTTGGGTCAAACTCTTCAAGTTCACCGGTGTTTTTGTCCAATAGTTTTTCCAAAGGTGGAAATTTTAATGATAGCATATATTATTGTTTTTGAGATTGTACTTTGTAAACATACTCTAATGCTTTTGAAAGCATAACAGCTATGTTTTTTGCTAACGGAGCGTCTTGATGTTCTTTGTTCACTTCGTAAAAGAAATCACATTCATTTTTAATTCCTTCAAGCTCACTTGTCTTTACGGCAATAAACGAATTTATATCAAATTCATCTGGTGGAGCAGGAACAGTTTCTTTTTGCTCTACGGTAGGAACAACAGGTGGAACAACTTCTTCTTGCTTTTGTTGTTGCCTAAGCTTAGCCTGTTCCAATTGTACTACCTCATTTAAGCGGCTTCTATAAGATTCCACAATAGAGGACTTCGTTTTCGTAAAAGTCTCTGTAAGCTCCGATTTTTGATTATCGGAAAGTACATTGAATTCAGAAGGAACAACTTTTACATCACTTTCATAGATAGCCGTAGCTAAAGCCATGTTCTGAACGCTCTCTATCTTTTTTTCGATAGCACTTGAATTTAAAGAATTCAGATTCTCTATAGCGCTGTTCTTTAAACCAAGGATAACCTCATAATGAATAGCGTTGAAGATTCTTATGTTCTCGTTTTTTTGAACCATTTCGGCATTATCGTCCTGAAGCTTTTTCATTTCAGCTTCTCTGGCAGCGTTCTTCTTAGCCAATCTTTCTTCTTTCAAACGCTGTTGTTCGTCCGTATAAGGCTTAAACTCTTCCGCTAATTGATCCTTGGTCATTTTATAGAGCTCGGAGAACTTTTTAAAAATGGTATCAATAGCTTTGGTCATTTCCGTATAAGGTGCCTTTAAATCTCTTTTGGCTTCCGCTAAACTAGAATTGAAAGAACCATATGTGCGCTTTCCATCCTTGTAGGCTTGTATGGAATCAGCATCGCCTTCAACGTACTTGATTTCCATAACTTTTTGTAAATCGTTCGTAGCGGCTACAATTGGCTTTAAAGTATCCATTTCCTTAACGGTAAGTTTACTTGTAAGCAGTTCCAGCGCTTCGTTCGCTTCTTTGTCCATTACCGATAAGTTCATTGTCTTATTGATAATCTCTTCTTTTTTGTCTGACATATCTAATCTATTTTGAATTAATTAATGTATCTCTTAAATAAAATGCGGCTTTCAGCTTATCAGCTTCGTAACCACCTCTACTTATTCTCATTTTAACAAGCATCCATGTTTCTGCAAACCTATCAAGCCCCTCTATAATACCATATTTGTTAGTATAGACTTCAATGACTTTTTTATGAAGGTTGTTAGTGGATATTTGTTCCAATAGTTTTTTGGCGGTTTTTTCGCCTACATTCTCAACACCAACGATATTGTCCGTGGAATCTCCTTGAAGCAATTGCATCCATAAACTATAATGTGCATCTTTTTCTTCAATGTATTCAAGACTGTTCTTTGAAATGTTGTAATGGTGTCCTGGCACTTGTTTTAAATCTTTATCCCTACTGTAGATAAAAGTATTTTCGTTCTGCAGTATAGATACAAGGTCGTCCGCTTCGTAGTTAGGGTGTATGTAAACAGTATGTTCTTTAGAAATTATACTGATCACACTAGCAAGGTCACTATAGAACCCGTCGTAGTCCGGTTCCGATAAACCTCTATTGCCTTTGTACTCTTTGGTAATAGCTAACTTGGCTCTAAAGGTTTCGGATGAACTACCACTAAAAAAATATATGTTTCCTTTAGAATCGAATCTATCGTGAAATTGCTTTTTCATTTGGTCGTTAACAAAAACATCCAAATAACTGACACCATACTTTTCATTAGGATGGTGCCCGTTACGTTTTATGTAATTGGATATATCGCTACAGACAAGATACTTTATAAAATCAGCATCTATAAGCCCAACCCTTTTAAACGTAGACTTTATGTTCGTCGTAGGTGTATTCGGAGCTGTCATTACTAGCTTCTGTTCCATTACTTTTCTATTTTAAGATTAACCTCTATAGAATCAACATTGTCTATAGACTGACCACAATCATTGATAGCGGATAATATCATTATACTGATAAATTTAAAATCTTGTGCAATATTAATTTTTGGACCAGAAGAAGAACCACTTGAAAAGTAATCCGAACCGTCTTTAAAATTTATTTTAAAATCATTACTAGTCTTTCTTTTCATATTAACTGTTTAAGATGTTTACATTGTGAGAAGACCTAGTAACGGCTGTATAAAGCGTTTGAAGCTTTCGCTTATCACTAAGTCTTGTAAGCCCCATTATGTCCGCTAAACAGATATATATGTTTCTGTATGTTGAACCTTGCGACTTATAAGCGGTAAGCGTATATCCATAACTGAAATCACCGAACAAGGCTACAAAAGCCCAAAAGTCCTTCCACTTTTTGTTGTTCTTCATTTCTAGCAACCTATCTTCATAGATGTTATGGTTCCAATGACCTTTACCACCTTTTACAATAGGCATCCATTTTGAATCTTCAAGCTCCGAGTAAATAACCTGAATACCTTCTATTTCACCATAATCTATATTTCTGATAAGGTATTCCGAACTGTTATAGAAAGCAAATCTATTACCGTAGGTATCTTCACCATAATAGCTATTGTTCATGTAGATTATCTCGTTTTGAATAAACTGTTCCTCTGGATTACCATGAATATAATTACGCATTTCGGTATTGAACTTATTTACCGTTTTATTGGTATATGCTATAATCTTAGTATCTAAATAATCTTCGCTATTGTTCTTGAACATAAAATAAGCATCGTTCTCATGCATATTCAATATTCCTTGACCATTAGATAACAGCCTATCGTGTTTCAAATATTGAACAACTCTGTTTACGTCGGGTCGTTCCTTGAATATTTCCTCATAGATAACGTCGCTCATTTCAACGATAGGATTACCTTCCGTCTGTCTTACCCTTTGGGTTAGTTCATGTCTACAGTAATCCGGTAGTTCCAAATCCCATACAGGACTGTCCTGACCTCTATCCACTTCGTTCTTTTCTAGTATCTGGGGCAATTGTCCTCTGTCTCCTAGAAAAATAATCTTAGCGTACATATTGGTTTCTTTAAGAACCAATTGAAGCATTTTTCTGTTAAACATCGATACTTCATCTATAATGAATACTTTGAAAGCTTTTTTACAATCAGCGAACTTTATTTTATCCCTGTCCGGTACAAAGTCCTTTTCACCTGTACGGTTATTGTAAACTTCTTTATGGCCATAAGCGGATGCAAATGTATTCACGTATGGAATACCACCTTTCTCCCTAAGATTGTTCTTGGCTTTATGTGCCATCGCAATCCCTACAATGGAATAAGTCTTTTTATTATCGTCCTTTACAAAATTTATTTTTTCTTCGTCGGACTTGATTTCTGATTTGAATACGTGACCTAACAGAGTTGTCTTACCTGTTCCCGCACGTCCAGAGAGAATAAATATTCGCTCGGGGCTTCTCATAAATTTATGTATTTTATGAGCGCCTTCAAGCTGTCCTTCATTCAATTTAATTTTCGATTCGCTCATACTTTTTGAGTTTATCCATTTCTATGTGGAAATGGTACATCATAAATGCCATAGTTACTATCGTAAGAAATATTTTCCTCTTATGATAATCAGCTATCCATATAACTCCCAATCTACCTACTGCAATAAAAAACGGCCATACGTTCATAATTCTATTGTTAGTATAGTTCCAAAGTTTTTATCGGACTTCATTACAATTTTGCTATTCATTATGTCATTGCAAAATATTAGTGCTTCCGATAAAAATTCCTGAAACTGTTCACTATTTAATTCTTCTAATCTAAGATGCCGTTCTTTGATATTTCCGAACAACGATTCTTTTGTAGTACAAGGCGTAAGCTTTAATAGTTCTGTTTCTACTTCGTGGTAAGAACTTCCCGAATCTTTGGAAACCATTACACAAAGTCTTTTAAAAAGCTTAATCTGTTTCTCCGTAATATTTTTGGAGTTATCAGTATCAATGGTAAAAGAGAAATAGGAATCGGTAGAACTATGAAAGTTCCTTAACCGATTCCATATTCTTTCCATGCTTTTTGTAGCGAACTGTAAGCTTCCGTCTTTGTTGAACTTTGCTTTAAAATCCATTTACAGAGCTCCTTCTACGTATTCTGCATATCCATGCTCGATCATCATAGCTTCCGTCCATCCCTCCTTAGTCCAAGACGCCATATCAAAAGGTGCTTGCTTAATTACAAACTTCTTTTGCGGTGCTTGTTGAGGTGCTGCAGCAGGTGGCGTTGTAGCCGGTGCTTGTTGCATAGGTTGTGCGGGTTGAGACTGCGGTTGTTGCATAGCGTTGTTAGGCGCTTGTTGTGGTGCTCCTTGTGGAGCTTGTTGCATAGGTTGACCTTGCATTGGGTTTCCTTGCGGTGCACCTTGTGGTCCAGCGTAAGTGTTGTTCTGTTGAGCGGAACCTTGTCCGTCGTCGTTATTATTATATTTGACTTCCTCAAAAGTACCACCTTTTGCAGCCCATTCCTGACCTTCTCTTGAACCTTGTATCTGTGTTCTGAACTTAGTCCAAAGTCCTTGCCAGTTAGGGCCGGCAAACTTGTGTGTTCCTAAATGGTAAGCCATAAGATCGTTATGACCATTATAGTTTACACCTTCAACCATAAAACGTGCATCATACGGCTGTAAAAAGTTGATACGCTCGTATACGTTTTGAGGGTTGTTTTTATCTGGGTCATGCATAACGTTACATAAGAACCATTTTCCTAATAGCTCAAAAACATTAAAGCTCTTGGCTTCATCGTCGTTAAGCTTTCTACCAACAGCGGATTCGATAAGCTTTCTGAAATTAGATTTTGGATGCATGGAAAATGTTTCTTCCATTTTGATCATCGTAGGTCTAAGTTCTGCTTGTTCTCCTTCTTTACGCTTGTAAAAATCTTGCATCAAATGTGGAAACTCGAACAACAAAGCTATTCTATGGTTGTCTTTACTAAATTTAATATTATGTTGTGTACCTAAGTCAACGATACCATAAAGTCTACCCAAATGGTTGCCAGGTTGTATTTTCACAATATCCGTTTTGTCTTTTCTTTCAAAATCAGAAGTAGACTCCGGAGCTGTCATTACTAGGTTGGTAGTTGCTGGGTTCTGAGGATTGTTTGAATTTTGCATTTTAATCGATTTTAATATTAGATAAATTAAATGTTGGAAAACGAATAGTAACTTCGTCTTCATATGAAAGCAACAACTCTTTGTATGCTACTTTCAATAAGTGTGTTAGAACCTGTTTGACTATATTTTCGTCAATACCTGTTTCTAAAGAAATTTGTTTAATAACAGACAACTGTTGTTCGTCAAACGAAAAATTATGTTCAAAAAAATCAATGAGTTCAAGAGTCCTTGATCTCATCTTCTTTTTTCTTTTCGTTGATGAAGTAATCTGCTTTTTTTGTTTTAACCTTGTTCTTAATGGTGTTTGCCATTACGAATTTAGCAAGGAACATCGGGGGTAGTTTTACTGTTGGATCTGGGTTTCTGGGATCACGCATATTCTCCTTATATTTAGCGAAGAAACGCCCAAGACTACGAATATGTACTTCGCCGCCTTCCATTAGGATGTCTGTAATAACAGGTCCTAATTCTTGTATAACCATTTCTACCATTTCCAAATCGCGAATGCCAAGTTTTTCATTGATACGTCGCGCAACGTCTATTCTAGCTTCAGCCATAATCTATATGTTTAAGACTGCTAAACTATATAATTATATAGAACTAAACAAGGTTTATTTATGCCGCTACCAATTCTTTTTTAGGCTTGGGCTTTCTTTTAGGTCTTGATAAGCGCTTGATAGTATCCTTGGCATTATTAAGTATACCTACGATTTCTTTATGGTGTTTTGATTCTTTATTGTTAACACCATAGGAATGTTTGCATCTACCTTCCTTTAATGAAAACTGAGTGGTTTCTATAAGCTTTTTATCTTTAAAAGTACCAAATAGAACATTGTCTTTTTCCTTCCAATAGCTATCGGTTTTATAGATACAGTGATGCATAAGATCACCTGCAAGTGCCACATCAGCAATTTTTAGCAATGGTACTATCTTAATATCATCAGTAACAAAAGAAAGGTCTTTATATACTTCCATTCTTTTGTTGTAAATCTTACCAGCTTTTTTATTGGCTTTCAGTTTGGCTATACGTTCTTCATGTTTTAGCTTATCTTCTAAAATCTTTTCACGTTTAGCTTTTTTATTGATCCAATAATCATGCGCTTCAAAAAAGTTATCCGGACATACAAATCTTGGGTTACGTAAATCCTTTCCAAAATATTCCAGAGCGTTCAGCATATCGAAATAAGAAGATATACTAGGCATATCATAACCTTTACGAATACATATTTTAATCGTTGGCCAGTACTTTTCTATTTTATTTTTTGCATAAATGCAATAGTCGAATAACATTACCCTATCGTCTTTCCAGATTGTTTCAGCTTTATGGTTTTTCAGCAATTCAATAAGAACATGACTGACTATATATTCCGATTCTTGATACTTAGAATAATAAAAACCTCTTTTAATAACAAAGTCTTGAAGCTTCCACTTAGGATATAAAGTACCTTGTTCAGTGTATTTGCTATATATAGTATTTTTACCTCTTAATATCATTGGACCATTCCAAAAACCTAAGTAAGAATAAAACATACCACCTCTAAGAGAACCTACTACTTCGCCTTGACCTTTTTCATTTATAAATACTCTAAAGCATTCATAAATTTCATAATTAGGTTTTTTACCAACTTTATATTTAACATCTATTTTAAAAGTTCTTATAAGTTGGTATTCGGCAATAGTAGTAACATGAGTAAAATATGCATTATCATTTTTAGTTCTTTTATTGGTAGCTTCAATGGCAAGTTCTTTTTTACAACATGGACATATGTATTCCATGATAGTATCGTGCCAAGCTTCATTGCTCTCACTTTTCCACCTATGACCGCATTCAAAACAGTTAAGGGTGCCAGACTTATATCTGACACCTCTTTTTTGAAGAATACTATCTTTCGCCCAATTTTTAATTCGTACACCTAGAGGCTTTATTCTTTTGTTAAGTTGGACAACACATTTTTGATTTTTAGTTCTAGCTTTCATATTAAAACAAGCTTAAAGGTTCGTCTGGTTTCTTTGATTTATCGTTAGGCTTTTTATTTACTTTGCCAACGTTGCGTATACGATTCATTTCCTCGGCAATAACCTTGTCCTTAGCTTGTTGCTTTGCAGTTGCTATTTCTTCTGCAGTAAGCTTTACCTCTTCGTTGATAACAACGGTAGGACTAAGTTTCTTACCAGAAGCTTTTATGTCTGCTTCTGAATAGTAATGAATAGCCATAGAGAATATTTCTTCATCCTCAAAACCATTGCAACCACTATTTTTTACTTCACTGAATATGTACTGAATACAATCGTCCAGATTCTTTTCTGGATTATCGTACTTCTCTTTGAATAATGGATTATCGGAAGCCCGTTGATCGAGTTCCCTTTTAATCCTGTTTTTAAATAAACCGGTAGACTTAGACATAGTTGTAGATTTATAAATTATTGATTACTTCTTGAATAACTTCCAATTTTTCTTTATCAGAACCATTGGAATTCAAACTATTCTTAATAGAACTTAAAGCAACGATTGCTTCTGAATGATTTGTAAAAAGATTGGCTAATCTGTTTGTAAATTCCAATTCTTTTTCAAAATGACGGTCTAAAGAATCTTTTTCAGGATGATTTTTTCGGTAATCAGCAACGGCACCTATTAAATCATCTTCTTCATCTTCATTTTCAACAAATGGTGGTTCTGCGTTATCCTGTTCAGCAACAAGATTGTCGAACTTTTCTGCAGCAGCTTCTAAATCTTCTGTAGAAACGCTATCCACTTCTTTTGTTTCTTCTGTTTTCTTGGCCCATTCCATTTCTGCAGAATCAGGACCGACTTCGTTTTTGCCGACACCTATTTCACCATCTTCTTCTTTTTCAGTTGAAGGCTTAATCATATCCATTGATGTTTCAGCTTCAGGAAACTTAGCTTTGTCTACTTCTATAGACTTAGCTATATCCTCTGCCAATGCATCCCATACAATTTGACCTTTTGGAGAAACATCCTTAACGGCACGCATATAGCTAACGTCGTTAAAGTTTTCATGTTGGAACACATATGTTTGCTTGTTCTGAACAAAACCACGAGCTTCTAAAAATTGTACGCGTTCCTTGATAATCTTTTCTTCTTCTGCAAGAGTTAAGCTTTTAGGAACTTCGCTCATTTTGTCGTCACATTTCTGAATAACTTTTTCAAGATTATTAAGTCCTTCCGTAACATCTGGAACTTCTGTAGGACTATCCATGAAGTCTTCAATCTTTTTATTGTCGGGATGCTCGAATTCTATTTTAAGACGTTGATCAATGAACTTTATAAATTCCTGGTCAATAACATCTTCCGGAGCATCGAAATTCTTGACAACGTTTGCGTCTACAAATCTGTCTTTAGCTTCGTTGACATAACCTTTTACCAATGTATCGTGAACCAGTCCTTTTTCTTTAAGGTAATCCAAACGTTCAACATATCTTTTGAAACGTGCCGGTTCTTTTTTCTCCTCTTCTTTAGGCTTGGCTTCCTCTGCTTTTGAAACAGAAGGAACCGTAGGAACTTTAGGCGCTGTTGTCGGTGCTTTATCTTCTACACCGCTACCAGCTATTTCCTTGGCTTTGTTAAGCCTGTCGTCAAACTTCATATCTTGCTCTGGTTCGCTTACTGCAAACTTTTCATAGTCTACCCATAGACCATTGACTTTAAGCCAAGGCATATGAGCTATGTGCGTACAATCAGGGAAAGCCTCCTTGATAGCGGGTACATCTATTTCCACTACTGTTGATTGCCATTTTGTTTTTGTTTGGGCTTTCTTAACAATAGAGTCGGGTATTGGAACCACAGTATTAGGGTTCCATCCATTTGTCTTTAATACGTTAATTTGAAACTCAGTCATTTTTTCTAAATTTTTGTTTAATTATTTCGTAATTGTTCTGCATAATGCAATCGTTAAAATCATACCCGATCATTTTAGGAAAAATAATCGTGATATATTCTATGTCATTTTTAACGAGCATATTTCGCCTTGCGCATTCAAATGCCGCGGCTTGTCCGGAAAGGTTCTTGTCGTTGTCGGCAAATATGATAAAGTGTTTTACACCTTTAGGACACACGAACTTTTTCATCAACTGTGTATTTAATGTTGACCATACTGGAATGTCGTATGTCTGTGATGCGCTCATAGCCGATTCGATACCTTCTGCAACGCCCAAGACTTTTTTGTAATTGAACAAGCGTATAGCGGCTCCTTTTGAACCGCTACCAATGGAATATATTTTCCTAGCTGGATCAAGACCTATCTTTTCACCCTTGAAAATAAAGGTCATGTGAGTATAAGAGTAAGTGCCTGCATGCGATAGGACTTTAGCTACCATACTAGGGAAATACAAACCTTTGGTGTGATCGTACTCATAGTTGTGCGAATACCTTAAAGAATCGTTATTCGGGAATATATGTATTCCACGGTTCTTTAAATACTTCTCCGCATCGGTATTTTGAAGATATGAATAACCTAAATATTTTTCGTTTTCTAAATCTTCCTTGGACTTGAATCCTGGACTATTGATATTGATGTTCTGGTTGTTTCCTATTATTTCATCAACAACCTTACATGCATCGGCAAAGTCCAATTGCAATACCTCTTGTATAAGGCTTATACCTTTACCGCTACCACAAGTACATATCCAATCGCCATCACTAGAACGGTCGTCAATCCTAAAGTGGTTATGTTTACCACAAATAGGACAAGGACCTTTGTAATGGCTATTATAGGTCATAGGGGGGAAATCCAACTTATTGTAAATCTTCTCCCACTGACCTCTACTAGCGTCTATGGTCTGCATTAAATAAAAACTCTTTTAATTTTTCCTTTTCTTTTTTCAAACATTACATCACCATAATTACACGAAACTAAAATATATCTATCATCATCTATATTTTGTTTTTCAACATGTTTTTTAACTTCTTTAATAGAATCAAAAATAGTTGTACTTGATATTCTTACCATAATCTAAAATTCTAAATGTTCAAACACTTCAAACAACTGTTTGTTGTTCTCTACATAGGTTAAGTCAATGGAACGGAAATGTTGTGCTATGTGCGTTCCTTCAAATCTTACGATTCTAGTAGCTACAGAAGTTGCAGCCCTATTAAAAGTACACTTCGGTAAAAGTATTTCACCGGTATAGTTGAAGAACTTCATATTTGCGCTCTCCGACATTCTTTCAAAATGTTTTTCACAACTAGAACCTCTAGGTATGATACAATAAAGTTTAGCGTTGCCTTTATCTTTACGTAAATGTATCAATGCTTTCAGCAAATGCTCTATAGCTGTTTTACCACCATAGCCAAAAGGTGGATTCATGATTATCCTATCAGCCTTGTTATTGATTTTATATTCTATAAAATCCATGTGTTTGGCATCTACATTGGCTTTAAGTTTACATAACGACAAAAGCTTTGCATCTACATCAATAGCGATTCGTTTTGTGTTATCGGGGAAAAATCTGGCAATGGCACCATCACCACAACTAGGGTCAAGCCATACCATATTTTCATTGTCATTAGCCCATTCCACCATCTTAAACGCAATAGGCTCGGGAGTAGCAAAGAAATCGGTATGTAAAGCTTTGTTCCTTTTTTTATTTGCCTTTTGCTTTTGATAGTAGTAAGTAATGGATTTTTGGAAAGGAGATATAGGTGCCGTCAGTTTTTTATCTTCTGCTTTACCTAATCTGCCTTGTCCAATATTGGGCAATCCTTCCTCGAAATTTTCGTATCCGTTCTTAAAGGCGGACTCTAAATCTCTAGCAAGATTACCCATCGCTAAATTCTCCACGGTTCTTGTGCGCTCGGCAATAGTATATGCAAATACCATACGCTCCATAGCCGTTTGCAGTGTAGGGTACTCATAAATGGCATTAGATAAACTTCCCCATCTATAAGTCCTACCTTCTTTCTGAATAGCTTCCGGTGGCCTGGTAGGTAACGACATATCTATTGACACCCGCGGTCTGAAACCTGTAAGGTCGTGCAAGGATATTCCAGCTTGACCCGCTTGTGACTGAATAACGATTATATCTACATCGCTATCATCGTCCATAAAAGTGTCTTTATCTCTTCTACGCTTAGGTTTTCCTATAGTTCCGTTATAAAGAACACAACGTTTTTTATACCTGCCCTTGATTATTTCCGGTACACTTCTTAAATGACTTACATCATAATTTGCATACTCAGGGTATGCTTCATAGAACTGTTCCAATAATCTATTCAGACTATGTTCACGCCAACGTTCATCTTTGTCAAGATACTTTCTGCAGTTATCTATTCTAAATGGATGCGTAATATCTATGTTATTATATCCATGAAAAATAACTATTTTCCTACCTAGCATCAAATGTGTGTCGATACGGTCAAAAAGGTTCTCTGCTTTAGCCGATTCAACCATCTTAGAAGTAAAGATATGGTTGAAATGTCTTTTGAATATAAACCTTATCTCGGACATTTTAACATCGTTGATATTCCATAGCAAGCTAAAGAATTCATCGATTTTCAATCCTAGTTCCGTATCTACTTTAATAAAGTGCCTAGAGTAATCAACATCAAGTTCGAGAACTCTTGTTGACATTAGATTTTTCTCTTTGGCTCTTTCAAAGAAATCACGTTCCAATATAGAAGTGTCCACTTCTACGTCAGGTTTTTGAAGCTTACCGTTCTTCATTTGATAGCCGAAATTATCAATCAAAAATTTCTCCCACCTAGTAGGTTGACCGTAACCAACATGAGGATGAAGTTCCTCGTTTAGGCGTTCCTCTATATCCCACATTAGTCCATCACAATATTTAATGTTCTTGACATATGCAAAAGGAGTAGCACTCATAAACAAAACCTTGGTCTTGTGATAAAGCTCCAGGCCTTTGTCGTAACAGCGCTTTTGCCAAATCTTATTCGCTTGGATTTTTTCTGGTGTTGCCTCACTAGGGCTATTGATAGTAAAAGGTCTTCTACCTATAAAATAAGCACCACGCTTTTCAAATACAGAAGGAAGGGAACATATCAATTTATGTTGATCGAAACATGATGTTTCTTTTCCTGCTGCGTTTTGCATTATATAATGACTTTCATCATATATAATCAAATCGAATTCTTCACGTAGTAATGCTTGATTTTGATAAAAGTTTGCATAGGTAGTGGTTCTAATGCCTCTACCCATGTCATTGCTATCTTTTAATTGTGTTATAAAAAGATTGACGCGGTTTCCTTCTAATATCCAATCTTTACATTTATCGTCCGTAGGCGTAACTATGAGCTGTTTATTTTTGCCCAACAAAGAAAATCTTTTAGCTACACCTAAACCCGTATACGTTTTTCCGGTTCCTGTTCCGTCGGTAATCATACGACCTTTACCTATTTCAAACCTAGCCTCGATCATTTCTACATTATGAACTTGGCCAGGTTGTAAAATAGGTAAATCTACAGAAACAGGATTTCTTTGGATAGCTATGTCGCTACCCCAATCAATCGTTTCTTGCATATTTTATTAGTTACAATTTGGACTTATATAATAAAATTCCCCAGCAGTTAGTAAAAAGTCTGGTTCTTTTCCGGGTTCATCTAATCTTTCCCAAACTACATTTCCATCTGCATCATATGCTCTAATGCTGAAACTTTTCCAAGCTGGTATAGGAAATATCATAGGTGAATCAGATTGTATAGGTAATATTACTTCAGACCTACCATTAAACGTAGATATTCCTATAGTGGATACGCATTCTACGGATGTTATACCTACGTAAATTCCTATTGAAATAAACTTTGAAGCATCTCCGTCAAATCCAAGTTCTCCATTAAAACTTACGAATTCTTGTTCAGTATAGCAAATAACCTCTATTGCTTCATTAGTTGTTTCACCTGCTGTAATACTAATATCGAATGGTACACTTTTAGATACTAATTGTGAAAATGGAAATCTAGGGTCCACTTCATCCGGTACAACATGTGTAACTTCTCCATTAGAGTCTAATAATGTAATATCGGTAACTAAATACTCTCCTTCATCTAATATAAAAGGGTCTATATTAAACTTATTTCCAAAAACTTCAATTCCCAAAGTTTTAGAATAGTCCACACCTTCTGAATTTACCATTTTATAATGTATGGATATAGGAGTTTCTTCGGAACACTCAGGAACAGGTGTTTTAGATGTTGTTACATCTGCATAATTAGTATTGAATTTTAAATAACCATAACGTTGTTCGGTTAATTTAATTTCATCTTTACTACAACTAGATAATAAAATAAATGTGCTAAACACTAATAATAATCTTTTCATTTTATCTGTTTTAAAAAGTTAATAAAAAAAGTAGGTTAATAAAAAAGCCTGTTTATTATAAACAGGCTTTTCTAAATTTAATAGCAATGATACATGATATTATTCTATAATTCTAAAAAAAACTACTCCATCACCAGATAGTTCGTTAGGTGCGGTAACTTTGTTTGTACCGTCCGAATCAGCATCATCATTATCTATGATGTTGTATTCTACGACTCTATTTTCTACTGAATCTGCATTGGGCGATTGCATATACGGAGTTCTGTAGGTTACTTCAATTATTGTGTCCTCTGGTGCTACTTCACCATCGTCGGTAATTGCTGTAACTATTCCCTCAACATTACCGGCATAGGCTTTATCACCTACGACAACTTCGGTTCTGTCTTTGATTATCTGCGCTCTGTAATCACTGTAAGTCTGTGCTATGAAAGCATCAAAAGGTGCATTTGACATTGCGATAACGTCAGCTACACCAGAAGCTTGAATCTCTTGATTCTGTGCTTCAAGATCTGAAAATTTTGGTCCCATATAAATATATTTTTAATGTGTTATAACAGGACTAAGTTAACAAATATCTATTACCGAGCATTAAACTATTATTTAATGAGCAATTTGCAAAGTGATGCATCTGCGCCAGGCGTATGTATTATGCCATGTGGTTCGGCAACAATAAAAGCTTTCATCAAGCATTCCAATATACCTTTGTTCTCCGACCAATCTTTAATGATAACTTCATTATCCGATATATCGGCTTTTGGAACATTAATGGTTGCCGTAGCTATAGGCTCTCCTTCAAGAACCATCATGTCAGGGTCTTCATCATGTATTCTTGATGAAACCAAAGTTATGGCTGTTCTACCATTTGCATATTGACCTAGTTCTACTTTACAATCCCAATCTTTGAACTTTACTTTGCTCATTTTACAATCGTTTATAAACTTGATATAATCGTTCCAATATTTATTGGAGTAATCCCAGACTTTTTCTATGTAAAGTCCGGAGAATACAGATTCTATACCAAATTCAGCATTGCCTACTTCGGTAAAGCCCATCTCTTTTAATTGGTAAAGTCTTCTTTTTGTCCTTGATGAGTATTTACCATGGTGTTGGTAGAAGTCTTTGTTTTCAACTTTGATTTCTTTTGCCATTCTCTCCAAGTTTCTTTATCCTCTGGATAGGTTCCTGTTACTTTTAATCCTTGTTTTTCAAACGAATCCATAATCTCGTTTACCTCGTCTATATTTTTGACTTCGGTAACGGCTTGTGTCATTGTACAAGGCTTAAAACTATTCAAGTTTTCTTTCTTTATTACAAATAGAATTTTCATATTACATTTTTAAGAATTTCCCAGCTATCTCGTCAAGCTCTTGCTTACGAGAACCACCTACATCATTAGCCATTGCTGTTATGGCTTGTGATAGTTTCCATTTGGTAGGCTTACCATAGATGCCACGTTCTTCATCACCATTCTGCAGAATAGTCTGAATACCTTTAATCTCTTCTTTATGGATTTCCTTTGGTAACTTTTTAATAGCCATATCCATGTCTATTATTTCGTTACTAGCAGATTTCATTTTCGCTACATTCTTGAGCATAACCTCTTCAGATAACAAGCTCTTTGTAATATCGTACACAGAACTTGCCATTGTCTTTGTGTCAAGGTCATATGTACGTTGACTAAGCTTTAGATCAGGTGAAAGACGTTTACCTAAATGCTTTACATTCAATGCGCTTGTACCTACCAATCCATTCGTACATACACATTGCATCATAAATGAATTAAGGTGCAATGCACTGTTACCGTAATCACCGTTTACAATACGTGCACCAAATGCGGTATATACGGTTCCATTGTTCTCCGTATTTATTTCAAAGACCCTAGGAAACACTACGGTCATGTACTGTTTCACTTTGGTATAGTGGGCTTGTATAGGCACAGCTCCGTTTTGTTTAGCAACACTAAGAAACCTTTCATAAATGATACGACTGTCCAAGCGTCTATATTTATCCGATACAATACCTCGTATCTCGTTGTCAACGCTTCGCACCAACATCTTAGTTCTTGAAGAGTTGTCGTTGTGCTGCGTGAATACGTCCTGCAATAAATCTCTGCCCCATTTGGTTTGCATAAGCTTTTTGCTATATGATGCCGGAATACCGAATTGGTAAGATAGTTGATTCAATGCATTGCTATGGAGTTCATATTTTTCTCCACCCATCATTACATTGAATTCTCCATTAGAGTAGAATCTCATTTTTGACATTGGACCGAAAGGAACTATTGCGTCCTCCATCTTGTTAACGTCGTGGTCTATTTTCTCCACAACATCCATGATGTGTTGGTTGTTGTTCAATAATCCGTCTAATTTTTCCTGTAATATTTGATGTTTTGATCTCATAATTATTTAAAATCTTTAGAAGTTCTTTTATAGTTCATTACAAATTCAACTGTGTCGTCATAGCTTAAATCTCCCATGTCCGACATAAGTGCAAACATATACTCAGTTGATTTATCTTCTTCGTCACAGTGAATCCATGTTGCGACCAACATAGCTCGTTGATCTGGATTTATGTTGTTGTCCTTACAGTATTTATCGTTCAACAACTCTTGTTCTTTATCGCTTAATTTTGCCATTAATAATTTTCTTTACAACGGTTACGCCAAGCAATGCTATATTCTTGCTTGGTTGGACTTAACTGATTAATAATAAACTTAGGACATTTGGAATAAACCGGTCCTTCAAATTCAGATTCGTTGCGCCAGATTATTTCACTGTGCTCTATAGTAATCGTTACTACTATAGCGAATCTGATACCACTAGGCTTCTCGCATAATATGTATAGCTCGTGCGGTATGGTATATTTATTTGTCTGTAGACCAGGAACCAAATGACCTGCAATCATTTTGTTCGGTTTTATTTCACGTTCTATATTAGACCTCATAAAATCGCTAGCTCTACTAGCATCAAAATCATTGTGTCTACATTCGTGATAGATTTCACCTGTTGCTCCCATAAAATATAATTAACTCGGTTAATAAATAAATAAGCGCTCGCCAGAATATGTATATGGCAAACGCTTCGTAACTCATTTTCAATAGTGCCCTTGTTCTAAAGGACTTTTTCATTTATTTGTAAATATGAGTAGTATTGGAAAGGCATAAGTCGCCTTTCCAATCTACATAAAATGATTTTCTTTCTTGCTTAGAATAAGCCATTGGTTCTATCATGACCTCGAACGCATATTTCATGTCCGCCTCGGTACCGCTATGTATGATACCGTTATCGTCATAGATAACCCAATGGTTTTTAAGCTCTGTTACTTTGCTCATATTATCTTACAATTACTCGTTTATAATAAGCTTTACCTACGTTCAATACTCTACGCTCCGTACGGTGCATAGGGTAAACGTATTTCACTACTTCCTCTTTACCGTTCATCGGATTGTGTTTGACAATAGGTCTTTTGAACGGCATGTTTACCAATTCAATGGTGGCATACTCAAACTTCTTGTTGAACCTTACCGAGAATGGATTAAGCACATATTGCTCGCTATGGTTTTCCGATTCAAACTCCATATCGCCCAATGGTGTATCAATAGGCAATTCTCTTTTCTTCAGGTATCTTTCAAAGTTTGTCAGATACTCACCGGTAAGGTTACCGTCTTCATCTTTAACGCCTCTCTTGCTTGTTAGGTACTTCATGGCATATACCGTTAGCTTGGCCGAAGAGATAAGCGTTATAAATTCTTTTCCTTTGATGCCTTTATACTGAATTCGTATAACAGCATCACGTGTTGCCATGTTAAGCGATAGGAACTTTAGCTTGACAATGGTTTTAGGGCTTGTCAATACTCCTGTTGGAAGTTCCTTAATGTTTGAGATACTTGGTGTACTTGTTACTTGTGTCATAATAAAATGTGTATTAGAAATTGATTAATTAATTTATTTGTTTAATGCAATATGCATCATAGTATTCTGTACTTCGTACATCATCATATCCAATGAGTACCAGAACATAGACATTTGCGAGCGTCTATAGATTTTAACCAGATCTTTGTCACTTGAACGACCTAAGAGTTTAGCTGTAGTCTTTTCAGCCTTTCTATAGTATTTGTTAGACTCTTTGTACATGAGTGCCAATACTATTGATAAAGGACTTTTAGGTTTTGATTCCGATGAATCGTATACCAATATTTCTGCGTCCCTGGTCCAGTTCTCCTTACCCGTTTGAGGGGTTACGGGAACGTTATCTATTTCATTCTCAATGTCTACTATTTGGTAGTATGGAATTTTTTTCTTTAACTTTGTGCTGTCAACAATTGTATTCATTTTAAAAAGTATTTAAACAGTTAGTAAATCTTGGGGAGTTCGCGCTCCCTTTTTTTATTTGATATGTATTAGAAAGTTTTGATCGGTTTCCTTGTCAATCTTATATTTCTTTGACTTTAGATACTCGATAAACAATTTATTAAGAAGCTTGGCTTTAGGATCGTTCAAATAAGATTTATCGAAATGATATAGTACGCTAGACCTACCGGCATTGGTAGCTCTAAGCATAGCTTCATGCATTTCGAATATCATTTTAGACCCATAAATAGAAGCGCCAAGCTGTGTTTCCACAAACTTGGCGCGTGTTGGTAATGTCAACATGTGCTATATAGTTTTAAATGTTAATCCTAGTTACAATCTTCCTTGGTTGATATCCATGGCAGCTTTTCTGTATGGCTGGCTTAGATATTCCATTACTATCTTCCACTTCTCCGGAACAACGGAGTCGTAGGCTTCTACAATAGATACTCTACCGTCCATTATCTTATTTGCCAAATGTTGGTAGTCATGGATATCCACAAGCTGTTCGTTGAACGTGGTCTTTTTGCCTTTCAGCTTTTTGATACCGGTATTGCATCCTGCAGCAATGCAATTGGATGCCGTTCCTAGAATAGTGGATGCTAGTCCAAGTGTTCCGATACTTACAACCTTGATAGTCTTTAATCCAGAAATTGCTACTGGCTTTGCGAATTCTTGTGCGAACTTTTTCATGATATATTTAATTTAAAAGATTACTATTTTATTTATTTGTGTATAGGTGCACCTATACTTTTTATTGGCGTTTTCAGGTTTTTTTGAATGGGTCGTCTCAAAAGCCTTTCTTCAAAATTCATCCCATCGTAATTTTAGTTAATGTCCATATCTACACAAATGACATAATCGTACTATTTTATTTATTCGTTAATTAAATGTGTTGCTTTGGCACAATCACCATAGACTACACAATCAAGTATAATCTGTTCCTGTAGGCTTTGGGGATTATTCACCAATGTAAGATACCTGCCTTCGATCATACGTCGTACCTCGGCGACTTTGGCATCTATTCTTCCTGTGTCCTGACCGCTCTGTTCCATAGCTTGGTTATAACCTACAACGTAGGATATATAACCTGCTAAGAACATTAGCAACAATGTTCTGATAAGTGTCCAGTCTTTCATAATGTTTATTTACAGTTATCGATTATTTCCTTACACATCTCGGCACCTGCTATGTAGCCTTGGTTGTACAATAACCAACCAATGAGCACCAATGCCATTCCAAAGAATGCAACGGCAAGCATAATATACTCGTTCATGAAAAATGATTTAGAGGATGAACGACCTCTTCCTGATCCTGATAACATATTGATTTAATTTAAATAATTATTAATTCTTTTTCTTTGTTGTAATAATATATATCTGGTCCAAAAACTATAGCATAAATATCAAAATGATTTTCATGTTTAGTTTTGCCCCAATACAAACTCCCGTTAACGGTTTTCATACCTGTTCTTACTTCAATGTTATATTGTACATTACCATCTTCTTTGTAAGCCATTATATCAAATGGCGCAGATGGTGAATGAGCTCTATAAACATTATAGCCTTTTGTTAGTAAGTCAACTGAAACTATTAATTCTTGTACACAACCCAAATCATTACAGTTTAAGTTGTTATAAAATGAACCACCAGAAATTATAGAAGCTGTTTTTTTCTTTTTTGTTTTGATTTCAAGCTGTAATCCTTTTTTTATCATGTAGTTTCTAACACGATTGTAAGGTATTCCCATTGAACTTGCCATTGTTAACATAGATTCTTTTAACCTATTTTCATTAATGTAAATTTGATGCTCTTTTTTCATATAAATGATTTTAAGCTCGTTTCCGAGACGTTTAATGTTTAAGATGATATAATATACTTACGAGAGGTAGAACGTTGATCCTACCTACCTAATTTTACGTATTTGACTATGATTTATCCGTATCTGATAAGTGATTTACAATATCGTCCAAGAATGTAAGACGTGATTGAATATCTTCAGGATGCCAATGATAGTAGTTTCTGTACATGGGATGCATAGACTTAACATCAACAGACCTCACACCTGTTCCGAAACCTAAATTGTGAGAATATTGATACATAACACCACAAAAGGCTGAATCGATTCTCAACATCGCTTTGAAATAATCATACTCTTCCAAATAATCAATCATCGTTGAATATTTATTATCCCAATACACATCATAAGCGTGCTTACACAAACCAGAACCATGAGGTCTATGATTGACATAAGCTTGCTTAACAAGTTCTATGAACTTAATAGCTTTGATTCTATCTACTGCTCCCATAACTGCTTTCTACTTTCCATCGACGATTTATCAGCACTAGATTTACTAGGCTTATTCTTACGCAACAAAATAGGCTTGTAGTACACACTGAACAACAACCCAGCTACTCCAAGACCAATCGCAACAGTAACGCCCATACTGCTCATAGCATAAATGCTAAAACCAAATATCAGAATGTCAAGAATATTGCCAGTCTTACTCAACAACCACTTGATCGGCTTTACACTCTCACATAAAGCCACAAGACCTGCAAACAACAACAAGCCACTAATCACATAAGTGGCTATTACTCCACTGAAAAAAATTAAGAACAGCATCACAGCCGCACCCAAATAATACTTAGAATGTTTCATAATTATATAATTTAAAAGTTTCTATTTTTTTTATTTGCCTCGCACGCGTACGCGAGACACTCAACGTTTAATTAATACGTTACTATGTAACTACTATAACCTTAAGACCGCCCAGCAACTAATTACGAAGTAATCAACCTTAATCCCATAGGTCCGAAGACAACGAGCTCGACAAACGGCGCCCGAGAGGTGTGCCGTTTTAGAGCGAGGTGACGAGGACCGAGGGAGCCACGCTCTCTTTTCAAAAGATGCGGAGCACCCGGAGGGAGACTTGGAAGAAAGCTGAGGCACGAAGTTTTCTGGAAAGGCTTCTTTTCGCGCACGAGAGTATGCTACCCCGGGGTGTATACTTTGATTTTCAGAGTTTACTACCACGGGGTGTATACTTTTTAAAATAAAAAAACGTTTACAAACGGATATGTATCTGATTATCAGTCACATAAGTTTTTGGTGTTTTTTCATTAAAAAAGTACGAGTATACTACTACGGGGTGTATACTTTTGAAAGATTTATTTTCTTGCATTAGTCAATTTATCGGATAAGTTTCTATATTTGTGCTATCGATTAAATACCTTGGTCGATATATAACGGCACAAAAAAAGCCTTGCGTGAACAAGGCTTGAAGAATAATTAATTGTATAACCACCAAAGTTATGACAGAGCAAATATATGAAATACTGTTAGAATTAACAGAAGTATCTAATAAATATACTACCAAGGAAACTTGGATAGCGCTTGAGAACAAGCAAGATAGGTTGAATACATTGCAGAATGGCTTTGTATCAACCATGATACTACAGAACATGATAAAGTATCCTGTTCAGCGTCGCAAGCATCCTGGCTTGGTTTACATCATAAAAGGCAGTTGGTACAGTAGGACTTTCCCGAAGCATTACAACAAGCTAGTTGAACTAGGTGTGTTGAAACGTATCGGGAAGACCCACAAGTGTGTATTGAATCCAGAGTTCAATCCAACTGTTTCTGATAGTGGTCTGGAAGAGTATTCCAGAGAACTTAGCAAGCTACGTTCAAAGATGTACGGCGACAGTTTAGAGGACTCTAATCAGAAGTATTTAGACCAGCTCTCTTGACAGCGTTCTTGATCTGTAGCCACTTAGCGTCGTGCTTACGTTGCTTGGAACGTTCGGACTTCGATGCCGCCACAAGACCAAGAGCCTTGCGGTGGCGTTCTATGCGACGTTCGAGTTCGTAGTCGTGAATAGCTTCAGCGGACTTGATGTTGATAGATACGGGAATACGTTTTCTTGTAGACATGATGTTATGATTTAAAAGTTAGTAACTGTTCGTAAGTGTTATTGACAAGCTTGATGTAATGAGCTGCAACCTCATCATCAAGAATGTCATCTATGATATGAAAAGGACATCCAACGATGTCCTCTGAAATTTCGTTAAGAAGCATTTCACGCTCGTATTGAGCCTGCATTTCCTGATGGTATGCTAAAGCATCCCTACGCATTTGTGCTTGCGCATCCTCTATGATGCCGTCGTAATCGTAATCTGGTGCGTTGTTCATAATTATAGAGATTTAATAGCGTTAGAGATTACTTTTTTGTCACGGTGATTCCACTTGTCGAAGCAAGCCTCAGCCAAACAGTACAACGAATAGCCTGCCAAACCTGCCAAGACTACACCAAAGGTGAACGATACTATCTTTGAGAATATACCTGCCTTGACAACAGATAAAACAACAGGTCCAGCACTGGTCATAACAGTTGCAGTCTTGATAGCTCCAACAGCAGCAGTCTTACCTGCTATTACTGTAGTAAGGGTCATGGCGTGCGAAGCAGCGCCAATAGTCAACGATCCAAAGCCAATGGCTCCAATGAGCTTACTAACTCTAGTTTGAGTAGTTGATAATTCTCTTTTACTCTCGGTAATGTGTAAACTTTCCATGTGTATATGTTTTAATGGATTAGACAATAGCCCTAAAGGACTCTCTTTTCTTTATTTGTAAAAGGCCCCCCGGGGGTTCCGAAAACGGAGGAGGCACGGGGGAGTTTTAGCGTATAGCCGTTTCACAGCACTGTTTCTAAAAATTTTTGAAAATTTTTTTTGGTATGGTTAGGGAATAAAGGTTGATTGTGCTAGTTTCGTTAGCATGGAGAAGCGTGTTAGTATATTGTATATTGGTAATGGTGAGATAGGTTTTAGTGAGAATTGGTTTGTGGTTGGTGATATTGTTACTAATGGTATTGGTGATGAGATACGTCTTTTGATAGAGATGAATTCAACGTTATTCATTTATGAGAATGTTGTTGGCAATATGTCTGAATCTAAGGAATTTAAGGTTTGGATAAAGAGGTAGTTATAAGTGATGATTATTTGTATAGTTCTGACTACGTTCATGTTTTGGTTCGAGATAATTTGTCTAATATGTTTGAGTTTGTGGATTATGATAATTTGAATCCTAGTAATATGTTAACTCGATTTATGAATAATATTTATAGTGAGGAAGAGTTGTTTTTGGTGTTAAAGGAGTTTAATGTTGTTTAAGAAAAATGATTATCTTCGTTGTTGCTATTAGTTGGTTAATTATGGCTATTTGGTACAATTAAAGTCACGGTTGTACTGAATAGCTTTTTTTATTACATTTATGGTGTTGTACGAAATAGTTTGATTTAAGTTGTATGTGAGTCCTTGTTGTAGTTGGCAAGGACTTTTTTGTTTGCATATGTTTTTGGATTGCATATCTTTATTCTCGTAATGGTTTATGAACGTCCAATCTTGTTTTAATTTCGTTAGGAAAATGGGATGGAGAATTAAATATATAGAGAGGTATGGATAACAAGAGTGGGTATAAGAAAGCACCTTTTTTGGTTAGGGCATTATGTTTTATGTTTGGTCATGTTTACGATGATTACGATAGGTTGTTGAATGGTAATAGGTGTGTATTTTGTAATAAAGAGAATCCGGATGGCAAAAAAGTATTTTGATTTACGGGGATATCCTTGTAGTCGGGTTGAGTTTGAGAACGAGGCTTTGCAGTTTCTTGAATTAAAAAAGGCTATGAATGCAATAACTGTTTCAGAGCCATTAAGAAACCTTACGCTAATTTTTGGTACCGGTGGCGAGGTTAGTATTGGAAAGAGTTTTAGTGATTTATGGGGGGGCCCATTCGGAAGAGGAAGCACTTGCTGAAAAGATGCGACAAAACCAGCAATTAAAAAAAACTGATTATATTTGAGACGACGTTTTGCAGGAACGATTTTATTTTTGGAAAAAAGCTACGGGGAGTTCCTGTAGCTTTTTTTATTTGGATAGTTTAAAAGTATATGTATATTTACTGCAGATTATTATTATAACCGCAAAACAGATTAGATTATGGAAAATGAAAATTTCATTTTTATTGCAATGGCTTGTCATGAAGCCAACAGACAATGGTGCATTATTAACGGAGACGATTCACAAAAGCCTTGGGACGAAGCCGAGTCATGGCAAAGGGAAAGTGCTATCAATGGTGTTAAGTTCAGATTTGCCAATCCTTATGCTGGAAAAGATGCACAGCACAATGCCTGGATGGAAGACAAAGTTAATGACGGTTGGATTTATGGAGAGGTAAAGGATGCCGAGGCTAAAACGCATCCTTGTATCGTTTCTTTCGATGAACTTCCGGAGTTCCAGAAGGTAAAGGACGAACTGTTCGTTGCTATTTGTACGGCAATGTTGCCAAAAGTAGACCCGTTCGAGTTCAAAATCTCTATGGAGGATGATAATTCCTTGGTAAACCACGATGTAAGATGTGACAAATTGCTTCGTGTGTCATTGGATAAAGAATTGCAGAATCTTAAAAAGCTAGGTCGTTCAAGAGAGCGTTCATTAGCAACTACTAAGCTTCAAGAAAGTATCATGTGGTTAGGTATGGATTTAAAAAGATTGAATGAGCCTAATCCTTATCCAGATAGCTATAAGCCTGAGAACAATAAAATAGCTCCGACTGCTGACGGATTGAAAATGTAGTATTAACAAAAGCCGTTTCCCCCGAGGCTTTTTTAATTTTGTGAAATGTTAAAAGCTCATTTTAATAAAATAGAAAAAGGAGATTTTGTTTTACTTGGTACAAAGTGGAGAAGAGTTGTTGAGATAGCGAAACCTTATTTGGTTTTTAGGCAATTGAGAAAAACCCATAAAACAACATACTATTCTTATTCGGATATAGGTCACAGAATTAAATTTGTTATAAAAAATGTTAAGTCTAAGTAAATTAAAAAAAACCGTAGAAACTGTTTTTGAAAGAAGAACCGATATGGGGTATAATGGAAAAGAGCATTTAGAGTGGGTTCAAAGCATCATTGACCATGGCAAGAAAAACCATGATGATTTTGAAGAGAACAAAATCAGTGATGGGTACCATACCTTTGAAGAGCTTTATGAGTTCCGATTGGTTCTACAGGCGTTGTTGTTTAATGAATGGGCAAAGCAAGGTGTATACGATGTACATAAATCGTGGCGGCATCATGACGGAGAAAAATGTTTTTCAGAAAGCAAGCACACGTGGTTTATTGTAGTTGCTATAACACCTGATGGCCAGGTAACGAATCATTACAAGGCAAAGGATTGGAAAAAATTTAAAGTTCCTGCAGTAATAAAAGCCAAATACGAATTTGACGGACATACTCCGCAAGATGTGTTAAGTCGTTTAAAAAATATGCTTTGAGCGTAATATTCAAAAAGCATACAGGTATGTTTTTTTCTGCCAAATGGGATAAGATATCCGTACCTATGGAGTACCATAACGGTATTTGGGTAGAATCCAAAGACCCAAGAGAAATGAACGGTGTCGAATATTTTAGGCATATGTGGAGCGGTGTTATAGATGAATCGGGTTTAGACGAAAACGGTAGAGATTGTTTTGATGAAGTAAATAATTTAAGAAATGGAAAAAGATTATAATAAAGTTCCTGTGGAGCTTACCCCTGTATGGTGGGAGAACCAACAAATGACCAAAGAAGGTTTTATTGTTATTCCGGATGTGTCCTATGACAATCCTATACAACAAATGAAATTTGAAGAAGAAGGTCACGAAGCCGATTTTTGTACGGGAGTTATAGTAAAAGCTAGTGCCGGATATGCGGGTGCTGTTGGCAAATGGTGCCACTATAAGCAACACGGACCACATATTTTTCATCCTTTCAGACCTAGATTTGAAAATGGAAAGGAAAAAACGGTAGAAGCCAAAGCTGCTGTTTTGGTGGTACCTAGCGACATAGTAATAATAACAGACAAACAAATATTTTAATGGAAAACGTTTCTTACACTAAAATAAAACGTGGATGGGATATCCAAAAACAAATGATTCAGGGAGCTATAGAGCTTGCTGAAGCTGTAGTAGATACAATGGGTCCTAGCGGATATACCGTTATTATCGATAGACCGAACGACGATCCTTTGGTTACGAAAGACGGTGTTACTGTTGCCAGGCATATAAAGCTTGGAAACCCTATAAGAAATCAGGGAGCGCAGATATTGAAACAAGTGGCGAACCGAGCGCAATCCCAATCCGGTGACGGAACTACTACAGCAACTTTATTGGCTAAAGTAATATTGGAAACGATATTGGAATTTGAAGAGCATACCAGTTGGGCAAAAGCCAAACAAGGAATGACAGATGCACTGAACGATATTACCAAATTCTTGGAAGCCGATAGTATTCAAATAGACCTAGAAACTGAAATAGGTTTGGATATTATGGAGAATGTAGCGTTCATATCATCTAACAACGATAAAATGATATCGTCTTTGGTTCTGGAAGCGCTCAAACATTCCAAGGGCAAAAACCCTATCAAGATAAACCAGGCCAGAGGTAGCGAATGCTATGTAGAGAACATGGAAGGTATGATTCACTATAATAGCGTGCACCACGATTTTTTCTTAGAAGCTTTAGGCGTTACCAACGAAATCGTATTAAAGAACTCAAAGCTGTTCATTACCGATCACGAGATAAATTCATTATCCGAAATCAGTTCCGTAATGACCCATGTATGGAACAGTTTCAAAAACGAAGAAACGAGATACCCGCTTATTATCATTGCTCCGGACATTAATGTAAAAGCTTTGCATTTGATGTTCGAGAATATGGCCAAGCTAGTGGACGAAAACGGCAAGCGTATGCAGATTATAGCATTGAAGCTACCGGAATTTGGAGTACAGGCAAGCTACGTAGCCAATGAAATGGCTATCTACACAGGTGGTAGAGCAGTCCTAAAAAGTGAGTTCCAAGAATTGCAAGATGCGAACACACTTGATCCAGATGAAATCCTTGGCCGAGCGGAAATGCATATCAAGCGTGATCAATATTCCATTATTAACGGTCAGTACGACAAGGACAAGCTTCAACAGAGAATCAATTACCTTGACGAGCTTATAGAGGAAGAGGAAAGCGGTTACATGCAAGACAAACTTATGCAGCGTAAAGCAAAGTTAATGGGAAGTATTTCCATTATATTCGTAGGTGCCGAAACACCCGTGGAAGCAGAGGAAATACATGCACGTGTAGATGATGCCGTTAATGCCGTAAAAGGAGCATTGGCAGAAGGTGTTGTCAAAGGTGGTGGTGTAGCTTTATACGAAAGCTGTTACAAGCTTGATGCATTAAAGCAAAAAGATGTTGACCATCTGCAGAAAGATGCGGATTACATAAAAGGCTATGATACTATTCTAGCATCATGCTTTGCTCCATTTGAAAAGATTATCGAAAACTCAGGTAAGAGCGTAGAAGCTTACAGGAACAAACTTTTGACAACAAATTTCAAAGAAATGTACAACGTTCGTACGGAAGAAGTTGTAAATATTTTCGATGCTAAAATATTCGACCCTAAAAAGATTACCGTAAACTCTTTAAAGAGTGCTATATCGGTAGCTTCAACATTAATGTCAACCAGAACATCTATAACAGGATTCGTAGGAAAATCAGAAGAATAATATATCATGGAAGAACTATTTTTTAATTCATCTAACCTAGACTCAGGACAATACGATAAAAAGAATAAAAAACTTTATATTACATTTGTTAGGAGCGGTGATACCTATTGCTACACAAAAGTTCCTGAAATTATCAAAGAAAATTTAATGAATGCTCCATCTCAAGGGAAGTACTTTGCACAGAACATTCAGAAAAATTATAACTATACCAAAGTATGAAAAAATACGAAAATATGACAATGACGGAGTTATGGATAACACTGTCATTTTTAGAGCAGACATTAGCTGTTCTAAGTAGAACGCAAGAAAAAATCGCTTACCATGTTCAGCAGAATATATTAACCGATTCAGAAGTTGCACCTCTTGTAGAAAAAAGCACGAAAGCATTTGCGGATATTGACGAAGCTACCATTGAGATTGAAAAAGCAATGGACAAAAAGATTCGTGATAGAACAGGAATCAGACATTTATCGGGTAGTTGTGTAAGAATCACTAAAGAATTAGATAGTCTAATTGCCGAGCGTCAAAAGAAAGCTCAAAAAGAAGCCGATAAAAAACCGGAACTAAAACTTTCCTAAATGTATTTAACAAAGATCAATCCCAAAACCAATCTTGTTGATATCAGCAACGTAAAAGATGGTGTACTTGCCATAAAAGCTTTTGCCGATGTTATCAATAACGAGAAGTTTGGGATTGAAGCTTTTACGTGTATAGCTCTTTCTGTGGACTATGGTTCTCCTATGCGTAAATATCCAAAGCTGGAAAGACCACAAGCTGCTATGCGACTTGTATCTGGTACGGTTAAGAAGTTCAATTGGAACAACGACCTGATAATGGAAGCTTGCGATGTTTACGAGCAATTGCAGTTTAATGAAGATCTGGAAGAAATAAGTATTATACGTTCTATGCGACTTGAAAAGTTGGCGGAACTAAAAGATACTACCGATGTAATGAAAAGGGCTCAAATTTTAATCGATATAGAAAAGATTAAAAAAATGCAACAGCGATACAGCGATGCAGACCAGTCCAGGTTCCTTGATGAATCAGAATCAAAGAAGAATAATTATAATTTAAGTAGATTAGAGAATAAATTAAAAAACAAAAACACTTTTTATCATGTCAGAAAAAAACTTCAACGAGAACGAGAACAAGCTGAACGAGAGCGAAGAACAGAAGAGCTCAAACAGCTTAGCCAATCAGAACCCGAATCCGTCACAGTCGATTCAAGAAAATGATCCAACGGAAAAAGCTAATGACCAACTTTTGGAAGATATTAAAAGCGGTGATTTAAAATCTACCGATACTCCAAATGTTCCAGATTTAGGTTCACCGGAGATAGACACTAAAAAAGAAGATATCATAGACGGTCAGACCGAACAGGAAATCATAGACAAAAATATAAATGCAGCTGATGGTATTACAACTGCTAGCGATTATCCTGCAGAAACAGAACCAGAGGTAACCCAAAGTGAAAAACCTACACAGGGAGTTATTTCACAAGATGCCGCAAGAAATGCTATGCTTGAAAACAGAAAGCTTAGAAAAGAATTAGCAGCCTTGAAAAAAAGGTTTGGGGTTAAGTAAAAAAAAAAA